TGAAAAGGTACTGTCTCGAGTACGCGCTGCAATATCCCCCGGCCGACATGCACGGGGTATGGGCAGGATTGACATCGAGGCAACTGGCGGCCGAGCAGAGAAAAAGGGGAATCAAGCCGACCAAACCGACTTTGGCCCAAATGTGGAACGACTAGAGGATTCTGATGTCGCAGGTGTCGCAGAACTCCATGCCCTGAAACCGGACAATTTTTTGTTTGCAGGTGACCTTGCCGCATGGTTGCAACAGGGTCTCGCCAGTCAGATAACCGCGCAGAACATCCTCGGCGGTGGGTTTCTTGAACTGCGAAGGACCAGGACTGGGGATGCCCTTGTCGAGGCGGATGAATTCCCAGACGGCGTATTCGACCAACTGGGATACCGTCAACCCCTTGGACTGCGCGTGGTCGATGATGTTGTTCTTTTGTTCGCCCGAAATCCTGATGGTCAGGTTGTGCAGCCTGTCCAAGTATTTGGCTCGTTGGGGTTTAGTCATGGCCCTCAATCAGGGTAATCAGGTACTCGGTAATCGTCATGCCGACGGCATCGGAGTCGTCTATCAACTTCTTTTTGACCCCGGAAGGAATCTTCAGGGTCAGGGCGACCTTGTCGCCTGTTGGTTCTTTGGGGGGACGACCGACGTTTCGTTTCATAAGAGCAAACTAGTGCATAAAGTACTGCGCCCGCGTCAGTTTTTTATTTTTCCCAAAGTTTTGTAGTTGTTCAGTCAACCCAGTACGTTTTCTTGAACCATTCCTTGCAAATATCCCCGTACAAAGACTCGAATCGCTTGGCGTCGAACTGATTGTTGAAAGAAACAGGCCCCAAACTCCGCATTAATTCGCGCAATACCTCGTGTATTTGCACGATTACTGGGGTTCCGGCGTTGTTGGAAGCCAGTATTTCCTGGTATTGGGCCCATGCTTGCTGGGCAGGAGGGGGTTGGGTAATCGATTTGGTTTGATTAATTAGGCCTACTCTTATTTCCCACGGGCGAGGGGGGAATTCTTTACCCATACAAATATTGGGCAATATTTTTTGGGCTGTCGGATAATCGAACTCTTTTATGTACGGGCCCCATGCCACGACGTATTCCTTGACCTCCTTGGGTACGAGTATCCGGTCGAACGTGTAAAAAACGGTTTTTATGAAGGCGGCCAATTCTTCTTCGGTCATGGCTTGTCGCATATCCAGACGATGGCCACCAAAAGTGCCAGTATTATCGCCAGAGCCCCGGTTCTCATTCGTTGTGCCCGATGAACTGCTCGATGTGCTGGGCATCCCTGAAAATCAGTTCGAGGGAATTGTAGACTTTGCCCCGCTTGTTCTTGCCCATGTGGAAGTGGCTGTTGGCGCAACCGTCGATGGCCTCCTTGCAACCGTCGATGCCGTAGTCGTGAATCCCTATTGCCAGCAAATAGCGGCGCTTGGTGTCGAGCATTGGCTTGCGCTTCGAGTCGGCTTTGTGCACCTGCAAGTAATAATCGAAAACAGCGTCGATATCGGCGGGTGAGACAGTTTCGAACTTTTGTCTATTGGTTATGGCCTGTACCTGTTTCTCCGCTTTGGTCATCCTGAAACGTTTCGTTGTCATAACCCCCCATCGTCTTGTTATCCACCACCGTAGATGATAGAGACAAGATTCTTAGTTTTCTTTTACGTAAAAAGAAAAATCAAACATTTTCGCGGCCTTCATCCTTTGGAGGGGGTCCGGGGGAACCTTTGCCTAAAATTTGCGTTTTTGGGCAATACTTTACCGGCACCCCCTTTGGGGTGTTTCCGCGATTATTTCGGTAGTTTTCTTCTCAGCCTGAGTAAGTGTTTACCAGGATAGAAAAAAAAGCAATATTCGCTCGAAGCGTGTCAGCAAAAACGAATCTGCTATATCCTGGTAAACGGGGCTCACGCTAGCATATGGGTTAGAAGGAATTGGCACCTACGGGGGGTTTTTTGAAAAAAATTTAAAAAAGTTCCCATCAGACGAAGACACTTATGATACTTTCTCCTATCAGTGATGTTGGGGTGCTTCCCCCCTTCTTACCCCGGCATCGCCGCGCGGGAGCGACTACCCGGATTTTAAATTCTCGGTGGTTGGGTTTTCCGGGTAGCGCTCCCCCGCATCTTCCACCACCGCTATCAAATATCCAGCGGTTCCATCTCTCGAGCGCGTTCGAACATGGGTGGGAGAAAGCCGGCGATAAAGTTCGCCATTATTTCGTTTTTTTCTGCGGGCGCCGCATAAAAATTTTCAATTTCTATTTCATCAACTTTATTTTTTAAAATATCTTCGTTTAAACATACGATAAATCTATTTGCTGTTGGCGTTCGCCATAGGTCGGGGCTCTCGGGGTCATTTAGGGCGGAGGCCGGCACAGCCATAACAAGCAGGTAAATATTGCATTCTGTATCTTGGCACGCCGCCAGGATGCGTCCCGAACTTGAGTCGTCTCGTATCAAGTTTAAATCGCTTTGAACGTCTTCCCTAAATTTATCCCAAACTTCTCTTCTAAACTCATCTTCTGATTTAGCCATGACCAGATAATACACGACCCAGGTCGCTTTCCACCACCGTAAAGGTATGTCAAGATATGTCTAAAACTTTTTGATTAAGAAGTTATGTAAATCGGTTTTAGATTAAATGGTTTTGCTATTGTTGCGGCCATGGACAACAACACTAGATTCAACATCACACTTACTGCCATTAATAATTTCAGAATTCGTGAGGGACATTGTTTTATCCCCGCGTCGCACATTGAAATCGTCGATGGTTTGGCCACGCCCCTCGGCGCATGGGTTGGTTACCTCCGACAGCGCCGGCGCAAGGGACAACTTTTGCGAGAAAAAATTGAAAAACTTGAAAATATTCCAGGATGGCAATGGGGCCCATTGCGCCCTGGCCCCGCTACAAACATCGACAGGAACTCGAGGATTATTGATTTGCATCACAGTGGCAAATCTCTTCGTTTTATTGCTGATGCATTTGATTTGTCGCGTCAACGCGTTCATCAAATTGTTCAAAAGCACGCTAAAGTATCGTGATGCGAGATAAAGAGTTAGAAAAGTTATTTGAAGAAACAGCGAAGACAAAAAAATTGATACGCGACGGGTTTGTAAACTTCGTAATTTCATCTCTTCTTTATTCACTCGGTCTCTTTCTGGCTGTCAAGATGCTCAAAACCCAGGGCGCAATTACCTGGGAACTTAAATGGATTCAGTGCACGGCACTTATAACCGGTATCAACTTTTTCCGGATTTGGGACCGCACCTTCATGCGTTGACGCTTTCCACCACCGTAGGGCGAATTGACGTATCAGCAGCATTCCCAATATTAACTTACGAGCAGGTGCCACCGACGCCGCGCTCCGTCGTCGATGGACACCTCCCGTGCCCATACATGCAACCAACCAAAGAAACATGTATCGGACATCTTTTGACCCATATGCCAGCAATGCTAGCATGAGTCCCGTTCAGTAAGTCTGCGCCCATTAGATAATCACCCTCCATCTTCACCCTCACCGTAAGTCAGCGTCGCCTCGGCTTTGAACGAGTCAAGGTTTATGTCGTAGTAATCCACAAGAAAGTTGCGCGCCAGGGTCTTGGCTTCTCGCTTACTATTGGCACGAATACTCGCCATGATTGCAGCGAAATCACCGGTAAAGACAACATCCCATGTGGGCAAGTCTTCTCTGTCCCTGTTGATGTCATATTTCCATACAGGTAATTTCATGACGATACCACCTGCGTTTTTTCCATTCCACCAAGACTTCGAACCAAATTATTGAAATGTACTGGATAATCGGCATGCACCGTCTGCCCCCGATGAATTTGTTTGATTGCTTTGATTGCTGAATCCACGTGGTCGACGCAAATCACTTTGTTTCTTTTGGCGGTCTTCATGCATTGAAGCACAATTGGCTGAGTATGCGAACCATGGACGGTGCAGACCCCGCCGTCGGTCACCCAAACGACTGGCTCTTTGCCCTTACGTTGCGAAATCGCCCACTCGAGCGCAGGCAGGTCGACGCCGTTGCCCTTTCCGAAATCCGGCATGTTTTTTTCCTCAACGCACTTGCCGTTCTTGGCGAGAATGTGGATATTCGGACTACCAGCACCCTCGTCCATGTCGGAATAAATGGCGACAGTGGCGCCAGGTGCAACCTTGAGTATCTCGATTACCTGTTCACGCTTGAGCGCCATGGAGCCCGAACCGTCAATAAGTACGATTCCACCCTTGTTACGACGTTCGTGGTCGAAAATTCGACGTTGTGGGTCCGAAAAAAGACGTGAAATACGTCGTGGATTACGACCGTAGGTCATCGCGACGCGTTTTTTGCCAAGGTGCCCCTTTGATACGGCCGTCAAGATACTTTCGCCCCAAATAAGTTTGCCCCAATCTTGGTTTGCCTCGGTTCGTCCGTAATTTAAAGGTCTCAAATTACGCAAAGCGTCCTCTATTTTGGAGCCTTTGCTTGCGATGTCTTGAGACGATTCGTCGGTATATTCACCAGTTTCATGCTCGCTATCGTCTGATTCACGATTCGTAGCATCTTCTCCGCCCTCTCCGGTCGTAACGGCCGACTTCCTCTTCTTTTTGACAGGTTTGTCCGCCTTTGATGGCGCCGGCATGGCACCCAATCTATCCAAATACTCGGCCCACTTCTCGGTCCATGCAAATCCTGCAGGTGGCAATCCAATGCTGGAATGAATATCGGTTGACAACAATGGCTCCCTGGGAACGTATCGTCGACCTTGTTTGCCCCCGTCCGCACTTTCGGCTTGTTTCCAAAAATGTTTTTGAATTTTTTGTAAAGCGGTCGCCCAATGCTTTGATTGACGACGTACGCCAACCAAAAATCGTTTACCGCCACCCGTACCAGCGCTAGCGACAGCGAAACGCACGGCTGCTAGCCAATCATCCTGGATGACGCATAGTTCGCCGTCGGCGTCCTCGCAACCATCGGTCATACTCGACAAATCGAATCCGGCCTTATTCAACGCATAGTTGACTCGGACCTCTTCGACCGCTTGCAACGAATCGGGAGAAGCAATTTCACGCTTTATCCAATCGATGATTGATTCTGCAGGCGAAATTCGTGCATGCATTAATTCATGCGCACGTACGACACGCTCCAGGTCGCTGAGACCAGCAGGTGCAAAGATTGCCCGGTCCGCAACGTTAGTCCTTGCGAGGCCTCGTCGAGGCGCCACTTCTTCTACCGACCACCTAAGTGTTGGTCGGTCACGACGTGTTAACGCATGTGGCTCGACTGTGGTTTTGACACGAGTCATGATGCAACCGTATTCAGTTTCAGAGCGTCAATGATTCCGTCGGCACGGTGCCCGAAAATAATTTGCCCAGCCTTTTGGTCACCCATGGTCTTGCGCAAATTATCGAACGCCATAAATGTGCGTAATGACAATCGTTGTTCGCCTGCATCGGCGTAATTAATGGCAACTTCTCGCAAATCTTTCGACAAGCGTTTTAAGGCATTCGGGTGCGGTTGATTGATACGAATCCTGACAGGAAATCGGTCGGCCAGGGCCTCGGGCAATTCCCTCATGTCTTCGATATTCGTGGTCATAACGGCTGAAAATCCGTTTAATGGTCGAAATATTTCGCCAGTATCAGGATGCTCCCATGACGCCGACTCGGGTGTATCCAGGAAATTGAGAAGTGTTGCGAAAACGTCGCTACCTGCCTTGTCAATTTCGTCGATAACGAGACGACCGCCAGTTTGCCATGCTTTTAAAGCAGCACCCTCATACCAGCGAAAAGACTTGCCGTCGCTTGCTGGCATAAATGTGCCGTCAACTTGCAGGTTGGTCATGTCTTCGGTACACGTAATACGGAATGAGCCGTTTTCTACGGCGCCGAAATTCATGCCTGCATAGGTTTTGCCTGTGCCCGGCGGTCCAAAGAGGATGACACGGTCAATACCGCTGGACAGAACGTCGTCAAACGTTTGCCAGCATTCAGGCAGATTGGTTGTGTTGGTTGTTTTAGTCATGACCTGCACCTTATCGGTACTAATGGTTTAAGACAACCTCATGCCAGTTTTCTATCTTGTTTCGGGTTGCGGGCTTCCCATAAGCCCCGACCAATTGGTCGAAAGTAACCGGTGCTTTTCGCCCATTTAGTAATGGTTTGTGCACCAAGCCCTGCGTAATCAACGAGTTGTTGGGTCGTAAATTCATGGAATGTTTTTTCTAAAGCCAATTTTTCCAAACGTGCGTACTTGTACTTACGTTTTTCGATACTCGGCTTCTCAAGTTCTTCAACGCCAAGTAGTTTTGGCAGTAAATTGGTTTCCAGCCAATTCAGGGCCTCGGCTCTGACCATATATGATGTCAACATTTTGCGGACATTGGTCGAGGGACAGTTCGTTTGCCAGGATTGAAGCACGTACATTGCACGTTCGAGGTCGTCTACGTCCTTGAATACGGCACGATGTGTTTCAATAAATTCATCTGATAGAGTTGTCATATGTACAGTGTATCGGCACTAATGGTATAAGACAACATGGGAACCAAAGAACACGGGGCCCTCGGCTCCAACCAGCCCCTTGAGCGAGTTCCACCACCGTCGGCCGCAAATGATGAAAATATTGAAACTTTTGGTATGGGACCAGAAGAAAACGCGGAAGAACAAGAGGTTTTACCCGTTGCCTCCCAGAAGGTTCTGGGCGATGATGTTGTCTACCTTAGGGAAGACCTAAGACCCCGTTAGCGATTTCTCGTTTTCGATGATTTGTTGGACGAGTTCCTTGATTGGCGCCGCCAAAAATGATGGCATTGTTATATTTTCGTTTTCTTCTGGGTAGGACAAACCCGGGTCCGCATAAATATCGATGTTTTTTCGTTCAATCCACATCCCGCCGGTCCCGGATATCGGCGTTACATGAAGGTCAAGGTGTCCGTAACGTATACGGGCGTCGTCGATTATCACATTTACGTTTAGGTTTTTGACCTTAATGGTGGCTTCAAGGCCTTTATAGGCATCTGTATCCACCAGACCTTCTATGGTGCGTGCGTAATTTATGATTTTCCGTGATTTCCTGATACCTTCAGTCTGTATTACTGTCGGGGTTTTAATTTTGGTCATTTTGGCCTGTCTCCTATTAGATATAATTCTCTTCCACCACCGTATAGGGTGGCCACGAACATAGCAACATGACCATTGTCACCATAATTCAGTTAAATTTATCTCAAACCTGATGGCTCCTGGGTCCGGGGCCTCGAGATGTTTGCATTGTTAATATTTTTTGCGGGTTGTCTAATACCATTAGTACCGATAAGGTGCAGGTATGAATGAATTACCTGAGTTAAAAATTGCGAAACTACTCCATGAAGCCTTTCAAGCAAAGGTTTGGACGGACATTAATCGTGCTTTTGAAACTATGAACGAAGACGAACAGACCAAAATTCTTGATGAATTTGAATATATCGTTGAACGCCATGGCGACAATTCAGATGAAATGTGCGAGTTTTTTCATAAGTGTTGCATGAGATACAGCAAACTTTATTTTTTTGTAAACACCTACTCAGAAAACAATTGGGACGAGGCTTTCGAAAAGGAACTCCAATGACCGACAAATTGACTTTGGACGCATGGCATGAGGTTTACCTCACCCCATTCACCGACGACAAACTCCTACAAAACCGTATCGATGATGACGGCGGTTTTGCGGGCTGGGTGCTTGACGGCATATTGGCTTTAAAGAATGTCGATGGTCAAGAAGCGACCGACCATGAGTGCTTGGAAATTATTGCGCTGTTGGTCAAGGAGTATCTTGATGCCGTTGAACGGGGGGTAGATACCCAATGAAAACACCAATTGGCGCCACATGCACGGTCCATTATCACGACGACAATGATTCCGACTCGCATTCTATTTGGTTTATTTCTTTTGGCACCATAGAAGATGATGCGGTTTGTGATTCGTTTGGAACTCCCGATGATGACATTGCCTTCTATTGCCCTGGTGGCGAGGAAGAACTCAAGCAATTGATGAATCGTAACAACAGGGAAGACTTTTGGGTTGAAGAATATGAAATTTGCTATTCCATGGACTTTGACCCGTATTTGGGGACTGACTTATGACGGATATAACCAAAGAACGGGGCCATGCGGAGATTCGAATCCTGCTGAAAGACGGGGAAATAACCGTCTTTCACCACGAGGGCGATGTCGTCCTGTATTGTGCGCCAGTTCGCGAGGGTGCGTGGGACGCATTGTGGGAAGTTCTTGACGCCTACAAACTCGACCGTTCATGAACAACTTTTGGTTGGTGGTGACCCTTCTGGGGGTGTTGGCGGTATTTCTTTTTATCGATAAAATTGATTGGTAAAATATAACCATGGTTAATGACAATTCTTCCACCACCGTTGGCAATAGCGACAAGGCGAAACCAACTTCGGCTGTTCAGTTCGTTGATGCAAAAATTATCGAAGTCACTGGGCGGGACTCTGTGCCCATCTCGGAGGTCACCAATATGTTGCTTGACATTCGGCTTTTTTTAATGGGACATTTTGCCAAGGAGAAAGAAATAGTCTAGGTTGCCTTATACCATTAGTACCACTAAGGTAGGGGTATGAGCGATAAACCCTACCAATGCCTATTCGACAGTCGGTTCGTTATCAGCATGATGCCGTCCGACCTGAAGAATGAAGTTGCCGAAATCTTGGAACAGAACCCTGACCACGAGGAAGCCTTGTGGTGGTGGCGTGCGAGCGACGAAGAGTACGAACAACTCGCCTATTCCATGATGAACGACGATTACTTGTGGAATGTTTGGCGTGAGTGTTTCTGGCGTTCCCTAGTGGAAGAGATGCGTAATTGCCAAAAGCGTCGTGAGGCGGTCGAAAATGAGCAATAAGAAAAAAATAGTCGTCCAGCGAACTTTCACTTATGATGTTGAGGAAATCAAGTCGGAGTGGGCGAAAATGAACGACGGGGAAGAGCCAGACGACGAGGATGTTTGGGATATGGTCCAAGAATGGGCATACGAAGATATGGCGTCGCCTGCTAGTCGGCACGATATGACATTCACTGACGAATACGGAGACCCACTGGAATGAGTAAACCACGAAAACGGAAAAACAAGCGTCATACATTCCCGATACCACCAGCCATACTACGAAAAAGGTCGCCGTATCGAGGCTTTATTTCGTTCGCACGAAGCGCAAGAGAATTCGCCTGTTTTAAAGACAAAATCAACCGTTACTACAACTGGTGCGGGGCTCTCGGCATTGACCCCGCTGACGACGAAAACTACAACTCGTTTTGCGAAGCCGAGTCAGCCTACGAAAACGGCTGACAGGTTGTCTTATACCATTAGTACCGCTAACCTGTATATATGAAAAAATTTATTATTCGACAAACCGTCAATGTTGAAGTGCGATGGATGTTGGACGCTGAAACCGAAAAAGAGGCTCTTGAAAAAGCCTATGGCAATTTTGACGACAGCCAAATTGTGTCTATTGACGCTCTTGAGTGGGACACACCCTATGCGGCTGATGAGGTTGGGGACGAAGACATTCATTATTGGATAGATAAAGATTCCAAAATTCTTTGGCGGTCTGTGGGGGTCATCTGATGGGTCTCGACCAATATCTTTACGCACGTCGCTACATGAGCAACAGCGATTTTGGTCGGGAACAAAAGTGGTCTGACCTTTACAACAAAGCAGCAGTCGCTACCGATATCAAAGACATACTCAGTCCTGAGTTACAGGGCGACGATTTCAATTCGGGCTTTGTGATGTTCAAGGTGGGCTATTGGCGCAAGGAAAACGCCATTCACAATTGGTTCGTCATTAATTGCCAAGACGGCAACGACGATTGCGGTGAGCATTGGGTCGGCAAGGAACAATTGGCGAAGTTGAAAGAGGCTTGCGACGAGGTGCTGGCAGACCCGACCAAAGCCGACGAGATACTTCCGACCGTCGACGGCTTCTTTTTCGGCACCACCGATTACGATGAGTGGTACTTTAAGGGACTGAAAAGAACCAGCGAACTAATCGGGCATTTACTTGAGAAGGCAGATGACAATTGGGACTTTGCCTATCATTCAAGTTGGTAATTATGGAAATATTTAGCCCTAATACCGAATTGTCGTTTGATGACTGGTGCCAACGGTTCAAGCCCGTAGCCAACCACATCGACCCGTTCAATTCGTCTTTCGCCAATTACGGAGCGGGTGGCAACGAAGAGTACGGCATTATGTTTGAAACGTTTGGCGACGAACTAAAACATGTTGCGGAAACGGCTAGAGCCAAACCAGATACCGTGTGGACTTATGTCGATGGCGACGGCGGAACCTACGTCATCAACGGCATGCATTTCGTGAATCGCATAGGGTATTTCATCACCAAACTGCCCGCCGACACTGACTACGAAATAATCGTCAGCAAAGACAACGACTGAACTTGCTATCCACCACCGTAAGATATAGCCATATGTGGCTGGGGTCCCGGAGGTGACAAGAATAACTTTTTTACAGGTTGTGATATGCATTGGTACTTTTGGCTGCTTTTAAAAGAAAAGTTTCAACTTTTGGGTTTTCGGGGCTTTGTACAGGGCTTATGGTCACCATGTTGTCTTATACCATTAGTACCACTACAGTGAGCGTATGACAAGTATTATTGTTTTGGCTCACGAGCCTATTGAACCGAATCACGAAGCGTTCACTGATGGCTATCTCAACCATAGCGAATGGGTTGTTTATGATGGCGTATTTGCACTCGAGCAGGCAGAAGCGCGCGCAAGAGATTGGCGTGATTATTTCCAAGAGGTTCAAATACGTCGAGTTGGCAAAATAGGAGACGTCTACTGATGGGTGTTTTGGGAACATTGTTTATTTATAAATTGGGCAAACGAAGCGAGCGACGCAAACGGGCCCGTCAAGAGCGTCGCGAGAAGTTTCGTGAGGAATGGGAAAACACAAAGACAATCGTTGATGACGAATACCGACCCCTTGACGGCTCCGAATAATTGTCCGCCGGTGAACCGGGACTCTCGGCTGAGTGGGCATATTGTGGTGTTGTAAGGTTGTCTTATACCATTAGTACCGCTAAGGTGAGAGTATGAAAAACAACCAACCAAGAAAGACTGATAATGTCTAACAACTTATCAGTCAAAGTAAAAACCATAACGCTTGTAAAGGCGTTAGAGGAAGCCCTATCCACCCGCCAAAAGCGTTGGGATACGGAAAACAAGCGCAGGGCGGAACACAAAAAGGCAGAGGAAGCATACCATCTCGCCTTATTGAAACTCTTGCGAACAAGCAAGGCAAAAATCACAGACGCTAGCGAAAGATATAGTTATCGTCAAAATGATGAAAAAGAAAAAAACATCACCTTTAGTTGTGAAATTGTCTTGCCGAAAACCGCAGTACCAAAGAAGCCTAAGGACTTCTGCGAGTACCACGAACATCAGTACAAACGCGAAAAAGAGGACATAGAACAGGCTATTCGTATCCTGAAAATGACCGACCAAGAGTATGTCTCAGCGAGTACATACCGAAGCGTTGCCGAGTATCTGTAAAAACAGAGACTAACCCCCAACGGGGGTGGGGGAAACCCCACCCCTAGGGTGTTTCCACCACCGTAAGACATAGCCACATGCTTTCGTAGTCCCGGCTGAAAGGTGGGGACAAGGATGGCCGACTCGGGGCTGATTGTCATTTCTTTTTCGCAGGTTGTCTTATGCCATTAGTGCCACTAAGGTAGCAGGTATGAAATATCCAAACATCAACATACCGTTAGTAGGCGAGGACGGTAATGCGTTCTCTATTCTTGGGCGTGTTAAGCGCATTATGCGCCGAAACCACTTGCCCGATAACGAATGGCAAGCATTCCACGCCGAGGCGACATCAGGCAACTACGACCACCTACTCCGTACAGTAATGGCGTGGTTTGAGGTGGACGCTAATCTATCCGACGACTACGAGGACGAGGACGAGGACGAGGACGAGGATTACGAATTCGCCGACTTCCTTGAGGGTTAATGACAAACAATCCTTTGAGTGAGAAAGAAAATGAACTCGCACTCATGACGAGAGCAGTCTGGGGCGATAATGCTGTGGAGTTTCTGGTCGGGGCTCTTGCGTCAATGGTAACCGAAAGCCGACTAGATGCTTTGATAGCCAAACTAAGGACAAAGGCAATTTTTGAGCCGATTATCCAAGAATGGTAAGCCAAAAGTTGTCTTATACCATTAGTGCCGATACACTAGATGTATGAAAAAGAAAAAGAAACCAGCAACAAAGAAACCAGCAACAAAGAAATTGGCTAGGTCGCTTGAGGTGGACCCGAATCCAAATAGCCACCGCAAAATCGGCAAAGTAGCAAAAGCAACAGAACAAAAAATTGACGAAATGCTTGGTGGGCGGTTTAGTGTGCCACAGGCGGTTATTTATTCCGTTAAAGAAACCAAGGGTGGGGGACTACAAGTAGTGAAACGCCACCAAGGAGACGATATCTATGACCTGCTCGGCGATAGTTACACGGCTGATATTGCTCGGACTAGCACCTATATCGCCGTGCTTACTTGTGGTTGGGCGTCACCCGTAGAGCCAGGAGATGACGACTCTGATGAGTTTATTCCACCGTCTGAACACCCAAACCGCAGGCGAGTGCGCCTAGTCATTACGGCTAGTCGTCACAAGGGCGTGGCTAGTGTGTTGCGATTCGCGGATAAGCCCAATGAAATAATGCTTGACGAAGATAAAGCCAGGGGTTCTTTGGCAGACGCTATCCACGACTTGTTTTCTTGCCCACCCCTTACCACCTTTGTAACGGCATAAATCCCGACTAGTTTTTGGGGGTTTCCACCACCGTAAGACATAGGCATACGGTCGGGTAGGGGTCCCGGAGTTTTGCGTTATGCCATTTTTCGTACCCATCTATGTCGGGGCTTCTTTTGGCAGGGGCGAGGTTGAGGTTGTCTTGTACCATTAGTACCGCTAAGGTAGGGGGTATGTTCACACGAAAGACAATTAGACCGAAACACAGCAGGGCGATTGCTGAACTGCGATACGAGAGGCGTGAGCGAACACTTACGGTTCAGTATCTCAACGGGGGTCGCTATCTTTACGCAAGCGTAAACCCTGCGATATGGCAACTTATCCGCAAACAAGGCAAGAGTGAGGGCTACGGTCGAGCCGTAAACTCAATCGTAAAGCCCAACTTTAACTTCATAAAGGTTAGATAATGGGCAGATTTGGCGCAGAGAGTATGAAAGAAGTTGCCGACGACATGGGCATTAGCCTACGCCAGCAACTGTCATGGCACTTGACGGGCAATCACTATCCACCTGTACCGACCAGCATGATTGAGCCGTGTATTCAGGCGATTGAGGCGGTGCGAGAGGGCGACAGCGAGCGTGAAATCGCACTACCAGAGGGCGTATCATGGCGGGGTCGCCAGACAGCACCAGCCCACGCAATCGTGGGAGCGCACCACCTACAAACTTGGTGCTATGACGAGGATTACGAATGACGACTGTTGCCGAACTAATCGAACGCCTGAAAGAGATTAAGAACCCCAATCAGTCTGTGATATATCAGTATTACTTGGCTTCACACTTCGGGGCCGACGACCAAGTTTTTGAGAAGGTGGCGACAAGGTTGGATTCGGAGATTCCATCCTTATTTAACTCGCACGACATAATCTCGGAGTATCTATGCGACGAAGGGGCGACGGTGAATCGTCAGGGCAAATCTAATGAATAAGTTGTCTTGTACCATTAGTACCGCTAAGGTGTAAGTATTATGGGAATGGATGTATCGGGGAAAAACCCCACAAGCGACACAGGCTCTTACTTCAGGAATAATGTTTGGTGGTGGCGACCACTAGCCGAGTATTGTCTTAATAATCACTTTGAGATAGCAGGCAAGTGTGAGTGTTGGCATACCAACGACGGTGATGGGCTTAATGCCAGAGACAGCAAACGACTTGCTAGGGCGTTAAAAGAGGACTTGCGAAAAGGCATAGTTGCTGACTATGAAAGAGAATATCACCGCCAAATGGGAGAATTGCCGAGAGAACAGTGCCGACTATGTGATGGCACGGGTATTCGTAAAGACAAAGTTGGCGAGGAAATGGGTATGCCCGAACAGGAACTCAAACCCGAAATCCAGATATTGACTGGGCGCACTTATGGATGGTGTAATGGGTGCGACGGCGTAGGCACTACCGAAAACTGGGCTATGTCTTATCCGTTCAGCGAGGAAAATGTAAAAGAGTTCGCCGACTTCCTTGAGGACTGCGGTGGCTTCCAAATTTGGTAAATCGCAGTTGCGCCACCCCGGGACTTTCGGTAAGCGTAGTTGTCTTATACCATTAGTACCACTACACTAAATATATGGGATACACACATTATTGGAAAAGACCACGAAACAACTACGGCACGGCTGAGATGTTTGGGCGACTTGCGTTAGACGCAAAGAAAATAATCGCACAAGCGGAATTAGACGGTATCCGTATTCGAGATGGCTTTGGCGAAGGCGAGCCAAACTTTAACGAGGCATTTTTTGCCATTAACGGCGATACAAATGCCCACACGCCTGACGGTAGAGACTTGGCACACGAAACCTTCCTTTGGGAAGGCGTGCCGACAATAGATGAGTGGCGCAAAGACGAACCCCAAACCTTTGACTTCTGTAAGACCGCCTATAAGCCCTATGACGCCGTGATTACGGCGATACTCATACGAGCCAAGAAAATCTACGGCGAGTGCGTCAAGGTATCGTCTGATGGAAACTGGAGTAAGTCTGAACGGTGGGGCGACTACGGCAACTGGCTCGCAGGTCGAAACCTTTATGAAAGAGTATTCGGCGAGGTCGCAGAGTCGCCGTTCGATATGGTTTGCCTATGATTACCAAAATCGAAAAAGAGAATGAATTGGCTTCTTTAGCGAAAATTGTTTATGGCGAAAATGCCGTTGAGTTTTTGGTCGGGGCTATCTCGTCTGTAGTCAGCGAAAGCCAACTAGACGCTTTGCTTGCCAAACTCAGGACTATTGAAGCCAAGAAATAGTCGCTTTCCACCACCGTAAGGTATAGCCACAGGCATTGGCCCCGGCTGGGGCGTAGTGGGGCAAAGAAAAAATCAACTCGGGACTGCGACCTGCCTGCCTGTGGATAACTTGTGTGGTTGAATAAACGGTCTGGGTGAGGTTGTCTTATACCATTAGTGCCGATAAGGTGACGGGTATGACAACACTTATGGATACAGCAGACGCTTACAAGTCGGCTTATGAAGCCTTGAAGGTTGCCGAAACGGCACTTGCTAAGGCTCGTCAGACGCTTGAAGCAGACTTCGCCTTAAACGGAGTCACCCGACACTCAACTAGCGACGGCTCTATGGTCTCTATTGAGGTCGTCAATAACCGCATCTTTGACATTGACACTTTGCGCCTAGTTGCGCCAAATGCCTTTGACATCGTGACGGCGTTGAAGGTGGACACAAAAGCCTTTGACAAAGAAGTTGCTGACGGCAACATTACGCCCGATGCGGTAGCAAAGGTCGTGACCTTGAAGCCCCATACAAGGGTGACGGTAGGTGTGGCGGTATGACCGCCACCTACTATGTGTACCACGCAGGGACAGGGACACTCATTGACGCTGCCGACGGGACATTCGTCTTCAGCGACGAAGATTTCAGCGACGAAGAGCGTGAGGCACTTGAAAACGACGAAGTTCCTGAGGGCGTGGGCGTGCGACTCACGACGCTTATCCGCGTCTACGAGAGGCTTTGCGCCGAGGAGACCGCTCGGGCGAAGAGGACTAAGAAGAAGGGGAAGAAGTAATGGGTGAAGAAGGGGAAGAAGTAATGGGTCTTATTGACTTTATGGAAACGATGCTTGCCGTTAAACCTGACAAAGACGGGTTCTTTGAGGTTCAGACTTATGATGCCTACCTACTGAGTCTTATTCTCAGGTGGGTGGCTGAGGAAGCCTTGTCTGTGGAAAACACCGTAGAAGCCCAAGGGACACTTGACGCCATTAACGCCGACTTAGCCACTCTTAGTACAGACTTAACCGATGATGACCGGGGCCGTGCGGTGGCGCAACTCGGCGTATGGGCGCAAACTGATGGTTTCCTGAAAAGTTATGTTGAGAGGTTGTCTAATACCATTAGTGCCGCTAAGGTGTAGGGTATGAAAACAACACACACCAAGACCTGTACACACATATCGCAATATCGAGTCAAGGAGTTCGATGTTTCGGTGAACACCGAAATCAAGTTTGACCTAGAAAAGGATTACAACTGGATTACAACCTGTGTCACCGAACACGCAAAAGATGCGCCTGAGTGGCGTAAAGACACCGCTGAAATCAGCATTATCTACTTCCCAAACGCTGAGGTGCTCGAGAGTTATCTTGAGGATTTCGTAAGGAAAGCAATCGCCACCCTTGAGGTGATACGCCTTAATAAGCAGATGGCTGAGGTGAGTGCCTGAAAACACACAAACCTAAGACCAAATCTCGTCGTGCCTATCACAGAGCGTGGCGTAGAAAGAAACAAAACAACCCCGATAATGGGCCCCGGCATTGTGCCAGAGTTGGTTGTATAACGATACTCAGTCAATACAACCTTAATGACTGTTGCCACGCCCATAACTTTGCTTATGTGAAACGAAATAAACTTCACCTTCGCTTGGAAGAGTTGGAAGGCTTCTAGCGGGGCCCCAAGCAGGGGGGAGTTGTCTTATACCATTAGTGCCGATATACTGATGGATATGACAACACCGAGAGATAACTCAATAGATGAAATCCTTGCCGAAGAGTATCTTGGCGTAGGGGTAATAGGCAAAGTTGCTATTCACGCCCTTTGGGAAGACTTTGCGGAAGGTCGTATGAACGAGTGGCTGGAAGAGACCGAGACGACTCGAGTTGAACTTCTGGAAGCGATGTTGCGCCTTACCACAGATATCGTTGGTAGTGGCAAGGTTGATATGCTCAGGACGATGGACGGGTGGGAGACTTACACAGATGCGCAAATCGAAGCCGTATAAAAAGACCTTACAGTTTTCGGCGTTGTTGATATTCCTTGTCGGGGTCGGCTTGATAGCAAAAGCATTTCGGGGCCGATGAGCGAGCCGAAAACTCCGAACGAACAGGCGTGGTGGGATAAAACGTGGCGACCTTTCAAATACCACATAACGTTATGGCCCCGTGAAGCCGAAGTCAAGCAAATTAGGTTGATTAAAGAACAAATAGAGCAGTTTATTGACATTGTCACAAAACGAGACGACTCGCCTTTCCACCACCGTAAGACATAGCCATATACGTTGGGCGTAGTCCCGGTTCTATTTTTCTTTAAGTTTTTTGTCGGGGCTCATTTATATTATTGTTTGTGGCAGGTTGTCTAATACCATTAGTGCCGCTACACTGAGGGTATGAGCAAAAACAATGAAAAGCCAACTTCACAACTCCTACTTCACTTGGTTGGGGGTGTGGACTATGAAATGGTCGCTGACCAAATCTGGGAAGATAATAACGATAGGTGGGTCATAAATATCCGTGAAAAGAACAACCCCATTGGGCAGTTTGTCTCAATATTTTGTGACAAAAAACAGATGGAAACGCTGTTTTGTTCACCCGAAATCGTGATGGTAAAGTAAAGCAAAGGACAAATGTGGAAAAGTTGCCGAAACGATATTCGCTGAGGGCTGAAGGTAATCCTTCCATACCTGAGTTCACCTGTGAACAGACCTACACGGTTGATACTTGGCAAATCATATTCGCTGACGGGACTGAACTTGTCGCCCAAGTTGGGTGCGCTGAACCCCCAAGCACGGGAGACGGGCTTCATATTGAAGTTGAGTGGCAGTCTGAAACCCCTGAGTGGGCAAACGACCTTACCGACGAGCAACTTATTAAACTTGTGGCGTTGCGGGGCGCCTACCACCCCATTTTTGAGGAGTTGTAATCAAAGGTTGTCTTATACCATTAGTGCCACTATACTGAGTGTTATGAAACGAAAACAATGGAACTCAATAGATGCTCAAGCCTTCGCTGATGGCGCACGGACAAAGGCTCAAACCTTTGCCGATAGGCGCAAGCGTGACAATAAACACGCTTGTCGCAAGTGGAAATGGGGCAGGTTGCGAAATGAGTAATGTGCCGTGTACTATCAATGACCACAACAACAAGCAGAAAGAAAGCGATATGAAAAAAGCAGAACTAGTTAAAGCAGAGCAAAAGTTGGCAGACAAACTTCGGGACTGCCGACTCAAGCAGGGGCTAACTCAAGACGCACTTGCCGATAAGTCGGGTCTTGACCGAAAAACCGTGAACCGCATTGAGCGCAACCATTTTTCGCCAAGCCTTCGTACCTTGTTAATCTTGTGCGACAGCCTTGATGTCAAAGTATCTGAGGTTGTCAAATAGTGTCTATCACCCGCCCCGCAATTCAGAAAGCCTTGGAGAACCAAGATATGACTTTGTTGCTTATGGACGGGTTTGATGAAGCCTTTATGGGTTATACGACCCGTATAAACGAACCTGATGTCGCTATTTATGATTACGATACGATGGTGGCTGTTTGTATGAAACGAGACGGTATGACCTATGATGACGCAGTTGAATATATTGAGTTCAACTGTCAAGGTGCGTGGGTCGGTGAGCGAACACCCCATATTTTGAGGCGACTGGATTCGCTTGATGGAGTATGAGTTTAAGACGGGGCCAATAGGCTCATATACCGAGTTCTTGGCTGACACATCCATTCGATATGACAAGCATTTGAGGGCGACCATCCCCTCAAAGCAACTTCGTTATGGTCAGTATTATTACGCCCGACTTATGACGTGCCGTCCCGATATTGCAAATGCGCTGATAAATACTGATTACGACCCGTACTATCAGTATCAACTTTCTGAGGAACAACACAAAGTCATCGAGAAACTGTGGGAAAACAGTATTTGTAAGTTCGATGGTTTTTGGTTCGAATAACTATGGCGGTTCCGCCGTTATATAAATGCCAAGTATGCGAGTTCCCATTAGACCCAAAAGGACAGGGTGTTCTCAGGTTAGCCAATGTTTGGGTGCGCGGGGCCAGTAAAACGCTGTATTCCATTGACCACGAACTTTATGTATATAGACACGAAGCGTGCGTGGATAGGAAACTTCGCCAAGAACAAGAGACTCTATTCTAAAAGCACGGTTAAGGCCCCGAGCGACACACCTGTTTGTGTTTGTTGGTTAAAAAATTCCGGGGCTCCGCCGTCTTTGTTTAAGGGCGGGTTGTCTTGTACCATTAGTGCCTGTAAGGTGTGGGGTATGGAAACACACACTACTCCCGCTATGTCCATCAACGAAATCAACGCTCGCGTGCTTACGGCGCGCGCGCTCCTGCGCAAAGCCGCCAACGAGTTGATTACTGTCGCTCGCGCGATGGGCGACGAGCGCGACTTCAGCATGCCTGCCGATGATGCCGTGTCGCTTATCCGCGAGGCTCATGACTTGGCGCGCGTTCAGGGTGACCGATGGGAAGCACGGGCGCAAGCCTGAGAGCGGTCAGCCCGCACGGAACTAGCCCCTTTCCACCACCGTAAGGTATAGCCATAAGAAGGGCAATAGGCCCCGGTTTGCCCAGACTTGCGACACGCATTATCGGGACTCTGTTCTTGCGACACGCATCATCGGGACTCCGTTATTTTTATTGTGGGGTGAGGTTGTCTTATACCATTAGTGCCGCTACACTTGATATGTCGGGCAACATCATCAACCAACCTCCCCACCCTCCCTCCGCCCGACGGGGGGGGTGGGGGGGAGTATAGGGAGGTCGGGGGGTGAATATGAATCCGTTTGGTTTGACTGACGAGGAAGTGGCACAGGCACTCGAACTGTGTGCGAGCATCTTAAAACAATGCGACGAGTTGCGTAAGACTCTTGCCGAAGTGCCTGCCGATATTGACGGCAAGGCGTAAATCACCTGTAGCGGGTGTCGGTTTGACAGACCGACCCCGCTGTTTTTCGGCCCCGCTTATTTACAAGTCTTGCGAAATAACAAGTTCTGAAGATTACCTAACGGGGCAACAAGACGACCTGCGTGGCTGTGGTTCAATAAAACGAGGTATTAGAGGCTTTGTGATTATTATTACGGTTTCATTTGACTGTTGTTTTTGCGTCTCTTGCTTGTCTGAGGGTCCCGATGATGTCGGCGATGGGGATTCGTTCATTTAGTCAGCCTTGCCATATCAAAAAACGGTTATTTTCAACATCTTGTTGCGACCGTATTGTGCCTGCGATAGCCCCGATTGTGCCGGCGGTGAAAGGAGGAATATCGTGAAGTCCTTTCTCAATTTTGTCGGTGCGCAACTCTCGTTCCAAGCGGGATATGGCTTGTTCAAGTTCTTTGACCCTTCTTTCCAATACGACTTCGCGTGTGGGGGCTTCAAATCGCCAGTCCCGTAGTTCTTCTAGGTAGGGAATCTCGTCATTTTTGTCCATAATACAAAGCATAGCCTATTGGAGGGGGTTGTCATATACCATTAATACCTGTAAAGTAGAAATATGAATATATTGAATCCAAATTGTTTACTATCTCAGCCCAAACAAATTGTTAGTACTTGGTACAAAACTGCCGTGAAAGAATTAGTGGAAACGGGACGGATTCCTGATTCGGATGAGGTGTGGGTAAACCAAAATTATTTAGAGAAAATTATGTTTTTTGCCCAAAAGTTATTTGAAGATAGTCTACAAATAAAGGCGTAATAAGTGAAAAGTTTACCATCGTTGGATGTGTTCAATTTTACAATAATTGAATTGTCGCGCCTAGGTAAGCGAGTGATTTGCGAGCGAGACCGGGGCCCATCAGATAGTTCGCCGTTTATGATTTGGCAGGGTGCGGGTGAAGATGATGTTCATATTTTTCCTTTGAAATACAATAAAAATTCAAGCACAATGCTTAAAAACACATTTTCTGAAGCCTTAACTGAGTTCGGGATGCCCTGTTATATTGCGGTGATAGGTGAGGCATATGTGAAATCCACGAAGGATATTGAAGAAGTCAAAAACATACAACATGGCGAGTTGCAGGAAAATTTCTTGAATAACTACGATGCCTCTATAAAAGAAGTTATATCCGTTATTTGCTTTGACCTTGAGGGTCATATTCTTGTAAATATCGTTGGCTATAAATACAACGATACGGGACTCCCCGAGTTTGAGGAAGTGGAAACAACGGTTGTTGATTTCAACCTAGAGAGAGATTTGCATAGTCATCAAGGACTTACAATGAATGCTATTAAAGAGTTCATCGCATCGGTTAAAGGGTCATGAGCGGTCATGCTACGGGCGGGGGTCCCGGCGATGTCGGCGACGATGGGTTGTTTTATACCATTAGTACCGCTAACCTGACAGATATGGGAAGAAAAGTAAATTTAGACGGGCTAAATGAGTTTCAAGCCCAAGAAGTTCTTGACCGCTATGAAGATTGGATGCAGGCAAGAATTGAAGATTACCTGAGTGGTCAGTTGACTGATGAGATAACTGATGAACAGGCCGAAGCGATTGAAGCATTGCTTGACACCGAGGAGTAAATGAGGCTGTATCACGGAACACCCGTGGCGTTTCCGAAGCGCACGCGCAAAGTTCACCCTACGCCGACAACACAAGACACGGGCGGTTATTCGTTGGGTTGGCGCATCGCGCATGCGACCAGCGACATAACCGAGGCACAACGATACGGTGCGGTCGTCTATGAAGTTGCGTTTGACAAGCATACGCAAGAGGGATACAGCGACACCTGCTACTTTAGTGAACATGGATTTCGCATTATCAAGCGAGTACTTTAGGTCGGGGCCATGGCAAGAGACGAACAAATGGACAAAGAAATTAAATACGCCAACATAGAACGCTTAGACGAAGCACAAATGCTCGAATTAAAGAACCTCTTGCTTGCCATTAAGAATCACTTCGTTGCGTATTACGACGAGGCGTTTGAGGCTGATACTGCGCCCGTGGATGCGTTTGTGTTTTGGGAAGTTACCTTAATCCAAGAAGACCTTGCCGAAATGATGCAAAGGTTGGAAGATATTAAGAATATGGCGCCTTGGCATGCCGAGTTGTCGGGCAAGTCACCCCACAATGACTGACGCAGAACAATTGTTCGTAGATTATTGGGGTCTGGTAATAGACCAATTAGGTGGCTCGCCGTCTTACGAAGACCTCACTGAACTCACGCACGAAACACAGGTGGCTTTATTTGGTTGGTGTCCGTGTGAGGACAACGAAGGCAACGAAAACCCGTATGACGACTGCTCATAACACGACCTAATGCGGAAAGAACTGAAGGCGGTCAATCTCGGGGTATCCGCGGAGTCCCGGCACGCAGGGTGGTCGGTGAAGGTGGAAAGGGGCGACCTAGAACAAGACGGAATTATTTACACGGGTATGGTGCGTCGTATAACCCTCATTAACGAAGAAAGCAAGGAAAAATTCGTGGAATCGTTTAGGGGGTCGGGCTGTGCGAACAAAGCCGAGATTTGGTTTACGACAAAGACAAACGGGGCGTTTGGTTCTCCACAGGAAACACGATGGATGTGGTCTTAAAAACCCGTTTCCACCACCGTAAGATATAGGGGTAAAGCGCGGATGCCCCTCTTGTTGTGTTAATGGCTTCATTTCTCGCCGGCGTCATTCGGGGCTGCCGCCGAGTGTTTGCGGGCGGGGGTTGTGTTATACCATTAGTGCCACTATACTGAAAGAGTCGGGCAAACTCAAACCAACCTTCCAGCCCCCCTAAGCCCGACAGGGGGGCGGGAAGGAGTGATAATGCGTAGAAAACTAGTGCTAGTTGCCGTAATGGTCGGCATAGTGTCGGTTGTCGGGTTTATTACACGCTCGGCAAGCCAATTCACTTGCGAAGCCGACCCATATACCGTGACGCAGGGCGATACGCTCTGGGCTATTGCTGAAACCAAATGCGACGGCAATATCCAAATGGTCGTAGATAACCTAATTAGCACCTATGGCGACCCAATTCATAGCGGAGATGTTATTTGGTTGCCGACAGAAAGCAAATGCCTGCTAGAAAATCGGGACGGTCACATCTATGATGAGTGTTAATGAGCCGATTATTTCTTGATAATGACACGCTCGCCCTAGATTTCCCCTATGACGCAAGTCAGGTAGCCGAAGTCAAGCAGATTAAGGACTGTAAATGGGATAAGGTCAGGCGGTTATGGCGTTGCCCCGTTTCAAGCGTTAATGAGGCGCGTGAGTTCGCAACCAAACACGGGTTTGTCATTGATAATGAAGTTCTTGTATTCACCTTGCCACGCAGGTTGAGCGCACAAGATATAGGCGTATATGAAAAGAACGGGGATATTTACATATCGTTTCCTTACGACCCCGTGATGGTCAGGTCGGTCAAACAGATACCTTCAGTCACTTGGGATAAGCGCACGGGGGCGTGGCGAGCCCCGATAACGGCAATTAATGAGGCAATTCAATGGGCTAGCAGGTTTAACAGGACTGTTTCACCCGAAATCCTTGTGAAAGCAAAGGAAATCAACGCACGACTATCCGAATTGAGCGAAGCAAGTCGTGCGGTGGAAGCAGAAATCGTGATAGGCGATACGGGACTCGAAAAGTCCTTGTTGCCGTATCAAAAAGCAGGCGTAGCCTACGCAAAACAAGCCAAACGCTGTTTTATTGCCGATGAAATGGGGTTGGGAAAGACCTTGCAAGCAATTGCGACCCTAGAAATTATTGGTCAATATCCAGCCCTTGTTATGTGTCCACCTAATCTTGTGCTGAATTGGAAAGCCGAGTACGCGAAATGGTTGCCTCAACGCAAAATAGCGACAGTTTTGGCTGGGAAGGGGCAAAAAGAGTTTCCGGAACGCGGGACCTATGACACGCTTGTAATCGGGTACTCGAACATTTCGTATTGGGAATCATTTTTGACTTCCCATTCCGCTTATGTATTAGACGAAAGCCATTATTGCAAGACTTTGACAGCCAAACGAACAAAATCGGCGCGCAAAATTGTCGCTTCATCGCCTTCTGGAACGCCCGTGTTGTGCCTGACGGGTACGCCCGTGACGAGTCGTCCCGCTGAATATGTGGCGCAGTTGGATATTTTGGGCAAAATCAAGGACTTTGGTGGCACTTGGGGCTTCTACCGCAGGTATTGCAACGCATTTCAAGATAAGTATGGTCAGTGGCATTTGGAAGGTGCAAGCAATCTGGAGGAACTTAACGAAAAATTAAGGTCGGTTTGTTATATCAGACGAACAAAAGAGCAAGTATTGGCTGAATTACCGCCCGTATTTCATCAGGAACTCACTCTTGTTGGGGCCCCGGCGGCGATGGTTGAGTATGCCAAAGCCGAGAACGACATTGTTCATTACTTGGTCGAGCGTGCGAAAGAAATTGCCTTGGAACTTGGGACAAATACTCGTTCAGCAATCGTCATCGCACGGATTAAAGCCGAACACGCACAAAATCTTGTACGACTTTCGGTGCTTCGTCGTCTTGCAGCCAAAGCAAAAATGGAAAGCATAATTGAGTGGGTTCAACAGCGAACTGCCAACGGGGCCAAAGTTGTGATTGCGGCGCATCATAGAGACATAGTTGACGAACTAGCAAATCGTTTTGGTGGTTTGAAAATACAGGGCGGTATGTCGGTTGCGGAAGTTGAAAATGTCAAACATAAGTTTCAAACAGACCCGCAACAGCAGGTTATAACACTTTCTATTCAGGCAGCCAAAACGGGACACACACTCACTGCGGCGCAAGACATAATTTTTGTTGAGTTGCCTTGGACTCCAGCCGATGTTGACCAAACATATTCACGACTACACAGAATGGGGCAAAAAGGGTCGGTTACGGCGACTTACGCATTGTGTGGAGGCACAATAGACGAGAAAATCTATTCCCTGATTGCCTCAAAACGGACAGTTGTGAACACCGCCGTTGACGGCGGCCCCGGTGCCGATGGCGAGGAAGTGGGTATTCAGTTGATTTTAAGCCTTTTGGACAAATAGCAGGGGGGGGTTGTCTAGTACCATTAGTACCGCTAAAGTAGAAGGTATGGAAAAAACTACATATCGCCATAAAGGGGCGTTGGCTGGTGCGCAAGTCGTGTATTCGCCAACCACCGAATATGGTGTCAAAACAGAATGGGCAGTTCAACTGTTCTTTCAAAGCCCAACGGGAGACATGAGCGATTTTATTAGTCGTACAATACCATGTCTATCCGAAGAGCAAGCAAAGCAAATAGTGGAATATTGGGAGACTCTAGTAGTTCCCTATGCCACGATTGAAAACTTGGACACAATGGCACCTACCGAATGTTGGTCTACCGCATGGAACTAACACTTAACTTAAGTGAATATGTTTCCTATTCGCTTATCGTAGCAACTGTCCTAATTGTGGTGTTGGTCACCAGATTGGGCAAAAAGCAATAAAGCAATTTCCATGCACGCTTTCGCCCCCCCGAAGCGTGTATGGGATTGTTCTTTTGAATACCTTACGGTAGATTAAATTATTATGACGAATATGAATGTTTATTGGAACGAAGATTACTGCGGGACCAAGATTGATTTTGCGACATTCAAAAAGTCCAAATACATTGCTTTTGTATTGAATAATTATGCGCCCATGGCGAAATGCTTAAATAATTATGGCGTTTCTGTCAAAGACCCAGCCGATAGGGTTGGGATGCTTGCGGAAGCGCAACTTGTCCTACAGCAAGGCTTAGACCCCAAGTATTTGCAAGCCGTGATGACGGGTCGGCCCCGAGAATTAGCAGAAAGCAATGGTTTCTCTTGGGATATGGGGGTTTATCAGACGGTACTCAATTCAACTGCGGGTATCTTGTGCGCAATCCGAGATGTGGCGAGAGGTGGGTTTCATTATGCCTGTTCGTTGTCAAGCGGACTTCATCATGCCCGTCGTTCGAGGGGCGCAGGTTTTTGTACGGTGAACTCGCTTGCCCTCGGGGCCATGTACGCAAGAAAAATGTTTGAAAAGGTTTTGATTCTTGACTTGGACGCACATTGTGGTGGTGGGACAAACGAATATTTACAAAACACGGATATCGTGCAAGTCGATTATTCGACCTCGGATTTTGATTCTTATGCCCCGAATGGCAATAGCAACTTATTGATTTGTAAAAACAAAGACGAATATCTTGATTTTGGTTTAGCAGAAACTCTCAGTCTTGTTGAAAAAATCGAGCCCGATGTGGTTATTTATAACGCTGGGGTGGATATCTATCCATTTGTGGCGCCCGAAACTGTCGTTAAACGGGAGATAATAGTGGCTGATTTCCTTCGAAATCTTGGTACGCCGACCGTTATTGTCATAGCGGGGGGCTATGGAGATTATGGGGTTCTTACCCAATTGCATTTGGCAACGATTATGGCTTTTGCAACGCCTGATTTGTTGACCGAATCGCCACGTGTGTCCGCGGGACGCCCGTCTGCTGGGCAATTTGCCCCTTTTGTGGGGTTGCTTTAAATCATTAGTACCTGTAGACTGTGGTAATGGCTATGAAAGAACTGTCGCCAGAGGAAATAAGGCTTAGTGTTTTGGAACATTTTGCCGAATTTATTGGCAAATTAACAAACGAACCCGATAATGACGCATGTTTGGATTTTGCCTCCACAATGCTTGAAGCGATATCTCTTGATGTCATTAAGGCAGACCAAGATGGGCTTATTACAGCCACAATGAAATTGAAACCAATTGATGAATTGCTTGCTGATTTTGACGATACAGCCAATTTTGACGATACATTTGACGAAGACCCTATAAACGAGTAGGATAATAAGACAAATGGACCCAGCATTGGCAGATGCAATATGCCTTCGCTATAAGCAACTAAGATATCGGCGAGGGCAACATGCTTTCGCTACAAACAACAAGGAGACGAAAATGGCAACAGCAACACTAACTATTTCGGGGAATATCACAAATGACCCCGAACTCACCTACACGAATGCCGGGGCTGCTCGCCTTGCATTTGGAGTCGCAGTTAATTACGGGTATACAGATGCACAAGGCGAGAAACAAGAGAAAACCTCGTACTTCAATGTAACTGCTTGGCGTTATTTGGCAGAAAATTCATCACGAACCCTCGAAAAGGGCATTGGAGTTGTAGTGACAGGGCGATTGGAACAACGCTCGTATGAAGACAAAGAAGGCGTCAAGCGCTCGGTGGTTGATTTGGTTGCGGAAGAAATTGGAATCGCAACTCGTTCGCTTGAAAGCATCCAGCGTCGTGTAAGGCAAGACAATGCAGGCGGTGGAAGTGCTCCAAGTCGCCCGACCAATTCTGCGCCACGCACACGACCATCAACAACTAAAGTTCCGGTTGCTGCCGGGACCGACGACGGAGAACCGTTTTAAGTTTCAAAAGGTGTAGTTCGGCGCGGTCTGGGAGGGCTGCGCTGAACTATTTAAGGCTTTGTTAAATCAGTACGGGATTCTGGAACAAAGCCTTATAGTTTTTGGTGTTTTTTTGTAATCTCTCCAACGGTTTCCATATTGCGAATGAACTGTTTGTTCTTCTTGTCGCCTTGTAATTTCTTTTTATTTGTGGCGGACCGTTGTGATGGGGTTAGTCGTTTCCATATTGCATCTGGCAGATAACGCCTCATTTCCTCGTTGCGCCCCGCTTTTTTGCCATCGGATATGCGCCAACGTTGTTTGGTCCATTTGCGAAGTGTGCGTTGTTTACGAGAAGGGCGACCCGTGCGATAGCCACCACCTGCCTGTCGGTATGTTTGGGCAACTATTTGTGCTTTTTTAGCCGACCATTGACCAGGCTTGCCACCTTTTGAGCCAGCCGTAATACGACGTTTGATGTCCTCGCGTAATGCGGGTTTTGTGTAATCGCCATTTTTGTATTCCAATGGGGCGTTGAGAATGAATTTTTTGACAGAAACATCAACCCATTGAAGGGTTGTTTGGCTGTTTCTTTGAGTTCTGTACATTTTTTCTTCTTCTTCTTTTCTCTCTAATTTCTAGCACATCCAGGAAGTCATCATCTGCTTCAATCAGGTCTGCTTTTTCCTGGTCGCTGAAACTATTCATGAATTGTTGGACTATTGCTGAAACGGATTTTTCTCTCATTTAAGTTTCCCCAATTCATCGGCAAATTCTTTGCCAAGTTCGGGGTATTTTTTGGCAAGTTGATTTACCGTCTCTATCATTTTAGCAAACTTCTTTTTTGCCCTGTTCTTCTTTTCTTTTGCTTCTTTTTCGGCAAGAGCCATTTGTTCTGGCGTTTCGTCGCCGATGAATGCGGGGCCCCTGCCGAGAAGTTCCAGAAGAACATTGGCTAGATATTGGAATTCTTGACGTCTATTCACAGCCTGAATCTCTGGTGATAAACCTGATGGTTTGTCGTCGGGCATTCCGTTCTCCCTTATCCATCCGAAGACCCGAGCGGGAAGGGGAATTGTCGGGTCGAGCAATTCGTTGGTTCGGATGACGGCTTCGGATGTTGCATGAAACGCGAATTGCAATGCTTCAGGGTCGACGCCCGCTTCCTCGGCAAGGCGCCTGGTTTCGTCAGTTACCTCATATTCGTCAAATTTGATAAAAAAATGTTCGTTAATTTCTTTTTTGATTTGTGTTTTTTCTGCATCGTTAAGATTCGGGTCGTTGTCGATTCGCTCGAAGACAGAATCTTTAATTTGCTGTCTGTCGCTGATTGTCAAGCCGAGATAACGACGGTCGCCCCCGATGGCAACTTTGACGAACGCAACGTTTAATATTTGTTCGGGTGTCAATTTGTGACCAAATTTTTCCTGGATTGTAAATCTGTCGAATCGTTCCTGCCCTGCCTGCATTTGTGCAAAAACGGGCCAGAAAGCGGGGCCGTAAAGCGCGAACGCCCAGAAATTGGCAGTAAATTCTCCATGTCTTGTGAACCCTTGTCCGAGGAACGAATGTCCTGTCTCGTGGAGCCCGAGTTCCTCGATTGTGGAATCCGTGATTTGCGGTAGGTTCAAACTTCGCATGTTTTTCATCAAAAAACCTTCGAGTGCGGTTTGTATTACCGAACCATGCAGGCCGGGGTTGTTGTAGGTGCCGTTGCGGAAAGGACCGCCAGGGTTTTGTTGACGCAATAAAGCGAACATGTCCTTGATTTCCGAATCCGTGATACCTCGGCTTCGGAGCAGGTGGACATATCGTTGCCCCAATCTTTCTGTGAGGTCGTTCAATATTCTGAATTTTTCAACACTTTGTTCGAAGAGTTGCTTGACATGGCGTCCGGCGGGCGACGGGGCGAACGTCATGCTGCCGACAATTTCCTGGACTGCCGCGTATTCGTCTCTGAGGGTTTTGAGGTCTTTGCTTTCGTAATCTGAGCCGATTATTTCATTCATGACACCAAAAATTACGTCATTGGTTCGTGCATCCGATGATTCCATTCTCGACAACAAAGTCAAAAGGCTTATTGGCTCTCCGTAGCGGCTGGGGAAACGCGCCTCAATTTCTTTCAGGCGCTGCGGGTCAATCACTCCAATTGTGGCGACAACGGTTTTATCGTCACCCAGGGTGAAAGTGATTGGTTTGACACCGATGTCCCGTTTATCTCCCCCGCCCCCCTCGATGGCGCCTGGCTTCCTGAGAACATGATGAAACGCACCGGCGCCCGGGTATTGGTCGGTAAAATTGTCCACCGGGGTACCAAATGCTCGATTAAGCCGGGCTCTTTCGGTGTAGAAAGCCGCAGCAATATTAACTATTTTTTCGTAGGTCGGGCTACCCATGACCCGAAGCATCGCCACGTCGAGTTCGTCGCCAAGAATGTCGGCAACTTCCGTATCCAGCGGCGCCAAAATCTTTTTGACACTGTGCCCTTCAATCTTGATGATTGCCATATTTTCACGCGCCAAAGCCGTCGCCTGTTGTACAAGTGCCGCAAGAAGCGGGTCACTGAAATCAAAATCGCGTCCCTCAAGATTTTCGAATTTATCGACTAGTTTGAACATTCTGCCGTATTTGCCCGTGGGCATCAGGTCAGCGATTTCAATGTCGTATCCGAGACTTCGCATTCGGTCGATAAGCCGTGCACCGAATTGGTTTTCTAGATTAACAAGTGGAGATTCAGGGTCCAAACCACGCATCGTTGTTTTTTGTGAAAAATTGGGGCGCATGACATCGGTTGGTTGTGTAATCGTTGACGACCTGATACCCCGTACAAATTTTTCGTTAGCCAAGTCGGGTCGGTATTTTTCCAGCAATCGCATAGCCGCTTCTTCTGCGGCAATTCTTTCGCCTTCATATTTGGTTGACCTAGACCGACTCATCGCGGCACGAACTTTGCGCCAAGTCGGAGTTGGTACTTCACGTGGCGCGGTTGAAAAAGTGGTCGGAGTAGATTCGATTTGGTAATCTAGGTAATCAGCATTGATGCCCAACACATCGAGTGGGTCGTTATCAAGTTTTAAATCTAGTTTTTCTCGCCATTTTGCCCGTTCGCCAGGAGGAACGTCTCGGAATATCTCATCTAGGCGCACTCTCACGTTTTTGGGGTCAGCGGTGCCCCCAAAAAATGCATTCTGTAGGGCATTAATTTCCGTTCGTATAGCATCCATTTCCATTCGCATAGCATCAATGGGCCGTTTTTTATCGCTAAACATCATGTTGAATATCAGAAGCGAAATATCTTCTACTCGGATTTTTACGTCGCTATCGATAAAGTTGGCTAATTCAATGCTTTCTTCGCCTTCCAATGTCTTACGAACCTCATATGCAATGTGGAAATCACTTAAGAGTTCTCTGATGGATGTCTGGCGTTGGTAAAGCCTCTTTAAATTTATGTTATGAAGCCTTGTTTCTTGTTCAAGTTCATCCGCCAAACGTTCTAATCTTTCAATGTATCGAGGCGGGATAACGGTCTGCCAAGTCTTTTGTTCACGCAATATCTCAATGGCCTGCCTCGTCGCCTCGTGGTCAATGGCTTCTTCAAGTGCATTGTTTGAAGAGTTAATCAGGTGAACCACCTTGTCGGCGAGGAGGTTTAACTCTTCTTGAATTTGTCTACGACCTACTACGTCTACTGGTTCGTCAGGGCCCTTGGCCAAGTCAATAGCATCCCATTTTTCTTGCGCCCTAAGAAGAGCATCAAAATCTTTTTTAAGAGCGTCTATATGGGATTGAAACATTTCGGGCGTTGCAGCCATAAAATCCAGCCATGACTGTCCGGCTTTTCGCGCCTTAAGACGGTTTTCTGTCGTTCTGGGGGCAAATTGCCCAGATGAAAAACCCCTATCTCGGTTCAAATCAACATTGAAGTCTTGGCGAACCTGATTGATGTAAGAAAAAGACTGCATTGCTCGTGGGGGCATTTCGATGGCGTCATCAGGCAGTAGACGTGCGTCATCTCCGAGATACCATGTTTCTCTTTGCCCTATTGATAATTGACCATTGATACGTTCAAGAATTTCTTCTGTTTCCTGGGTGAAAGACTTTTGGTGAGGGATTACCCTGAAGTTCGGGTCATCTATCATCTGCGCCGCTTGTGCAAATGAAACCTTTTCATCGAGAATTTGGATTACCCTATTGTTCAAAATTTCATACGTTCTGTTGCCATGTTTAATGGCATCAGTTCCCAGCAATATTGGAATTAACGTAGTCCTGAGGACAGTAGTTGAATTTATGAATTCTGCTAATAGGTCGTTGCGAAGTTTGACAAGTGAAGGAGGGTTGTTTTGTAATCGCCTTTGATTCTCGATTGCAAAAAATGCTTTAGCCAATCTGAATGCGTGTAATTGAATGTCGCTTGCGGAGCCGGTGGTTATGGATGTTTTGGGGACGATTAGTTTAAGTGTCCCAGTGTCAACTTCGACACCATACGTTTTAATCATGTCGTTTATCAAACTGTCATAATTTCCGTCAATCCATGCACCCAATGGGAAATTTATGTTTGGGAATAGTTTCAGAACAATTTGTTCCACCTGGTTGTTAGTCAACACTCTCGCTTTCGGGTCAAGTAAAATAATCAACCCATTTTTGTTTTGTGCTGGGTCCTGGTCAGGGCGTTGTTTGTCGACCATTTTGTCGAGGTATCGGAATGGTTCACTGGTTACCTTTGTCAGGTGTTTTTTCACGCCTTCAAGAGCCACGGGAACTTCGTCATTCGACCAATTGTCTCCATTGTTGCTTATTCCGTAAAGAACTTTTTCGCCAGCATTTATGCGCTCTTCTAATTCTGTCCGTGTGATAAGTCGAGGGGGTGAGTTGAATGCTGCGCTTTCTCGTGCGTATTTTTCGCGTTCTGCGTGTTTGAATAGGTTGACTTCTTCATGGTCGCCAGCCCTTATGATGGCTGCCAGCCGCCCTGCCTGTTGTTGATTAAGTCCTTCTGGCGAGTCGAGCGGTCCAATAAACAGGTCAAATTCTTCCATTTTGTTATCGGAAAGCGACCCAATAAGTTCTGCCCGTTGGCGGTTTTCATGTGTTGGCCCAAAATTACTGAGTTCGGGGTCGTCGGGTTGGTCGGGTATTGCAAAGGCTGGGAGCCAATCGTTATCTTGTCTGTCGACGATTATGGAAAGATTTGACAGATTCAAATTCGAATCATCGAATAGTTGTTTCCAAGCGAATTTTTGTTCTCCGGTAAGTTCGCGAGGCTCGATGATGTTTGCAAGAATTGTTATGAGGCCCGTGTCGTTATTGTTTGTCGATTCATGCATGCGCGCAAGTGCAAGCCATCCGATGAGTCGCTGACGGAAATCGTTGTTGGTTTTTAACCCGTAATCTATATCAGCGGCGATAGAGGGCGCAGCCGAAATGCCCTCTTCGTCCTCGTCTATGTTCGGGTCTTCGAAGAGAGCAGCACGAAGTATGTTTCGTATCTCGACAATTAATTTGTGCCGAAATTCCTTGAAACCGCCCGTGTCATTATCGGCCAAGTTATATTGATAATTCATGCGAGGCCATACAATTACCCCGTCCAAAACTGCACTGGGGATGAATATTTCTGTTCCTGCGTGTTGTCTCCACCACAGCGCGGCGTGTTGTTGTAAAAGTGTTCCTATTCCTCTACCTTTTCCTGTTGCCCCCTCTCCGGCTTCTCTAATCATGAAATTACTGTGTTTAATTTTGATATTGCCTTGTTCGTTAAGGTAAATCTCACGTTCAAAATATTGGTCTGAACGGTGTTTTTGTCCGGAAGTTGTGAATGATGCTTGTATTTTGAATGAAATAGGGCTGTTATTGGAGTAGTTCCAAAGTCTCTGACCGCTTTCGTAGCCCTGCAAAACCACGTAAGCACCCTTACTGCCAATTGTTGACTTAAGTGGTTCTACTTCTATTGCCGTATCATCGATTGCGATAACTCCGCCTTTGCCAGATTTCGAAGAACCATCAAGCAAATATGCCCGTTGAACTGATTTGAGGGCATCCAGGGTTGTTTGTAAGACTTGGCGCAATTCTTTGGTTGCTTCTGTTTGGGGATTGATGATTTCGGGGATGCTAATAAACCCTTCTCGTATTTCTTCGTCAGTCAAATAGTGCCCTGTTTGTCTTTTGCCAAATTCACCCGTGGCCAATAGGCGCTCAAGGTCGGCCCTAGACATAGTGCCGTCGAATCCAATCCGACTTAGCAAATACGAAAATTTGTATAATGGCGAGTATTCGTCAAAGGAGATTTCTTCTTTGTCGTCGCCTATTCGAGAATTTTTTATGAGTAAGTCACGTAATGTGTCAATTGCTCGTCTGGTGGTTTCAGTATCAAGTGTTCGCCATTTTCGGATTGAATCGACATCATCTTTCCATGGAGTTGTTCTTCCGTATTTATTTTTAATTGCCTTTATGGATTGAGTCAATCGGCGTTGAACTGATGTTTGGATGTGGTCGGAAACTATTTTGCGTGCCCGTTCGATAAATGGGGCCATGCGTTGTTGGTATTCTTCGCGATTCGTGGCGACTCGTTCATAGTCCAAAAAGTCCTTCATTTCAGGCGGTGTGATTTCCGTTGTAGATGAAGCCAAGCCACGATTTTGTAAGACGTCTGTGTGGTCTTTGCGTTTCTGCATTTCAATGTTCATTTTTTCTTGCTCTTCAGGTGTATAACGAGCAAGTGATGCACCCATTTTGCGCATTTTCTTTGGGACATCAGAGGACTTGTCAACTGGTCGCATTGCGTCATGTCTTGGGTCGAAAACTTCTTTGTGGGAAAGAGTTACGATGACATTGGTGCCGTTATCTTGTATTTTTGTGACTTCGAAATTACCCTGAGTCAAAAATTGACCGTTACCAACATCGATTGCTTTTGCGCCTTTCTCCACACGAATAATTACGGTATTGTCTTTGTGGGGCATCGTCGAAGAAACTGCGGTTATCGGCATTGGTATGCTGTCGCCAATATTGAATCCTTCCAAAAAGGTTTCCCTATCAATATTGATGATTCGGAAGAGTTCGCGTTTGTTTGGTTCTGACGCCTGTACCGCCAGATGAATATCTGCTGCGTCCTTTAATGCTGCTTCAATCGGGGAGCGTTTTGAGATTGGAAGTTTGGCAATTTTGCCCGTGACCAAACTGCGCAACATGTCTTTGTTACCTTCGGTTGTGGTGTCATAGATGGGCATATCGTCAACGAATAAACCAAATTGAATTGAGGAGATGGCGCGTACCATATCTCCGTGATGAGGTCGATTTCTATTGATATAACGTTGCCCTGCTGATTCGCCGAATGATTGTCGCGTTCTTTGGTCCAAGAACGAGGCAAATGGCACGCGGTTGTCATAGAAATGATGGTCGCCGATGTGCAATAAACGCGCCCGTGAGCCATAATCAGTTAAGAGTGTTGGGGTTGGATTTGCGTAGAGTCGTTCGTCTGTATCAATATTTAGGTTGGTGCGAAGTGTCAAACGGCTACGTTCGTTTGGGTCAAAACGTAAATTATCATCTGATGTCGATGAATTAAAGCCAGGGCGATGACCGTCTGCTGTTCTTTCAAGTTGCGGTGCCACTATTTTTATATTTGACAAAATTCTGTCAGAAATGTCGTCCACTTCATCTGAAAACGTCCCCCTAGAGGTTTTCCTGCGTCTCCACATTGATGTGACTGTTTGTGGCTCCGTATTAAGACCCAAAATACGCGCAACAAGTTTTACCGCCGCATTATTTACTAAAAATGGGTGCTTTTGTCCAAGGCGGGTTGTTACGGAGGCAAAAATCTCAGCGAATCTTTCGGTTGTGTCTGTTTGCCCGTAAGGGGTTACTACATATGGTTCGGATGAGTTGATGCTGTCTTTGCTGATATCTTTATGACGTCTGCGGTTTGGTTCGTTGCGTCGTCGCTGAGATAATGTGTCGGTCGCGTGCATTTCTTGTAATTGACCTTCAAGTTCTGTAATAGCGGCTTGAAGTTCGCTATCGGTCATGTTGTCGACGTCAAACAGCCTTTGACCTGTCGGGATATTGTCGAAGTTGGGATAGTTACCCCACAGTGCGGGGTCTGCGAACATCGGTTGAGTTCTTCTGTTTTTAAGCATTCTTCTTTGCCCGTTTACGACGTCATAACCGTTGTGTCTTCGACCGAAACCCAGGTCTTCACGGCGCACTAATGCATCACGAAAACGTTTATAATGTGGTACTCCACCAGGATAAGTTGTTCCTACAGGAGGTTTAAAAAATATGTTTGAAATGCCCCAGTTTTTGGGGTCTCGTTTAAATTGTTCCCATGCCAGCAAGGCATAATTGCGTCGAAGCATATAGTCCAAATAATGTCCATATTCGTGAATCACGACCGCGGCCTCGCCGATGGTTTCTGATATTGCGTTCGAATTTTCAATATTGAATATTTCTCGTGATGCTTCGGATGGGTTAAGCATGTATAACAAAAGTTGCCCGTATTGTAAAACCATTTCATTGGTGTGAGGCTGAAAGTAACCACCAAGGGGTGCGTTCATAGGGAAATGCCCTGATGCGCCGTTTTCATAGTCGGAGAAAACTTGAGTTCGACCCCGGTTAAGGGGTTCTGTAAAATGCTTTCCTCGCATGGCGCGGCGCGACCATTCAACACGCAGCAATCGTTCATGTTTTCGTAGTAATTTTTTCCCTATTTCTATTCGTTTGGCAAGCAATGATTTTGATATATGTTGTGGGGATGCGGTGAGCATTTCAAGGGTTAGGTCTTTATCTTGTCCGACAAAACTGAAAACGCGATGCGGTAGAACTATGACAGGCAATCCATATTCGCGAACAGCGTGAAGAAATTCTGGATTTTCTTTTAGGGTTCGTCTAACAAACGCCCGCAGCATGACGCGGTCTTGTCTGACTTCTGATGGAACAGCGTTAGCAATGCCATTCATAAAAAAATCGTTCATTTCTATGCGATTTGGAAATATTGTTCCTATAAATCCAAAGAGAGACCCTGATTGCTGTGCAAAATCAAGTCTATTTTTTATTTGGTCGTTAGTAATAACGTTTTGGACACGAATTAAGCGTGGTGGTCCAATAGTCGAATCTTGCGCGTTTTGCACGAAATGCCATTGCCTAGCAACCTCTCGTAGCGCGACGGACATCGGGTCACGTGGGTATGAGGCCTTTTGTGAAGCAAAATTAAAATAGAGTTCTAGGATGCTCTGTACGAGGTCAAGGGCTGGGGATTTGTTGGGTGCCATTATTTCTTGCATATTCATGAAACTTATGGATTGTCCCCCTACTATTAACCGAGCAAGTATGTATTCCATCATGCCTATGGCATCAGGAACAGGTTTTTCCAAGCCATCGGATGGGTCGATATGCCTCTTAGAAAAAAGTCCATGGTAAAGAAAGCCATTGTTGGCTGCCTGCATTCTTTTGGCTTCGAGGATTAAATCTTTTATTATTTGCGGAGTGTTGGGGGTTGCCAAAAGTGTGTCAAAAAATTCTTCCTGCCACGCCACAATGTCGTGATGAACATAGGACATCAGGTTGCCAAAGTCTTCCTGAGCACCAAACAGTTTATTCACCCGTGAGGTGAATAAAGAATAGTTGTTTTCGATGTCTTTATTGAATGCACCAGTTCCGAATTCATAGTCGTACATGGATTCCAATGCGTTAATTTTCATTTGGGGCAAAAGTCGGTATGCTTTGATTGCCTGTTGGTGTAGGTTGAGTGCGTGTTGATAATCTTCTTCTGTTTTGTATGATTCCCTTGGGACCGTAATGCGTTCATTCAATTCATCTATTTCTTTTGTCGTTAGGGGAACGAATACCCTCGCCAATTCGTCTTCTGTCGCCTGGCGGCGCCAATCTCTGTCAAGAGGGTCGGGTTTTTTGGCAGGGCGGTCTATGGCGGGCGGTTCTGTGGATGACGCGAGGCCGCGCTGGCGCCGTGTTTCCTTGGCGACTTGTGTTGGCGTGGTGTCGTCTTTTTCTATGGGCGTTTTGGGGGTGGGTTTACTCAGGTTCATTTGACCCCTGAGAACAACAGGGCGCATAAATATGGTGCCGTCCTGGACAAAGCCATCGTTGTCGCCATCGAAAGCATTGGGGTCAAATGGCTCTTGGGCGAGTGCTCTCCCTATACCCCTTCCCACTCCGGCCCCCCCTGCTGCGAGTTTGAGTGTTCGACCGAGGCGGCGGCTGAGACGATTGCCGTCTTTTACATTAATCACAAATTCGATTAATTCATTGTTGGGATTCAAATTATCCACTAACCAAGTCCTCTTTGGGCGTATTGGGGTCGCTCCAATTATGGCATGAGGGCTATACGGGCTGGCTCAACATTTGTTAAATAACAATGGGTGGGAATTGACGTGGTGGGGTACATCGTCGCTTATACGGGCTTACAACGTGTGTGGCGGCCATCAGGACGCCTACAACGCAAATGGGGTATGCGGCCCGTAGGTCACCCGTGACACGGCGCGAATTTCGATGACCCTCCCCTAGAGGGGGGGGTAGGGGTAGGGGTCACCCCCTGGTGTGGTGAGGGGGGTAGGGGTAGGGGTAAGGGGCTACCCCCCTAGTGGGGGGCAAGAGTGGGGGTCACCTTACGTGGTGTGCGATGTGTGTATACAACCACGTATGTGTTCATACATGACATATAACATTGCGTGAGGAATCGAGCGAACCATGGGAGCAAGGGGTAAACGAAACGCGATGACAAAGGCATCAGTCCACACACGATGCTATGCGATGCGAACGCGACGGTTGTGTGTTATTCGTAATATCAAAACCTTGCGACGAAGGAACGACACGACGACAAGAGGGGGGGTGATGTGTGTCTAAAGAGTCATCATCTACCTCACGGCTTCGTATGCAAGGTTTCGAAGTTGCCCGGGGATATGCCCGTATGCCCGTATGCCCGTGTCGCCTTATTTCATCAATGTCATTGGGCTGTAGGGGGTCAGGCAAACCCCCTTCTTCATGGGGCCTATAACACACCAAATCCCCCGCCCAATGGGGGTGGGAAAAGGGGGGATTTTGATGACGATAAACGATTGCTGTCGTATAACGAAAGTTGCGGGACTTTTTCGACGCACTGCGTGACACTGGGCACCCCTGCGTCAAATTTTTGGATTCACTAACTTTTAGTTAGATTTATCCGGTGCCATAAGCAGGGTCGTAGGCAGGATTGGTCATCAAATCCTGGATGTGTTCTGGGTACAGCAGGAACCCACGCACCGGGTTGCTGGCACCGCCGAAATCGCGTTTCGTCGATTCGTTGAATTTGTCTTTGTTTTGTCGCAAGAAGTTCTTCAGGCGTTGTACGGACACGACCACGAAGGCGCCGTCAGGGGAGAAGATGTAAACCCACCAGGCGGAGGTGGTTACATTCAACCCGCTCAATTCCCATACCTTTTCCCCGTTTACATCGACCTTCCCCCGGGGGTTCTGGTTGGTTTCCACAACCATCCGACCGTTCCTATACCTGTCGCTTTTTACCTCGAAGTCGCCATGGGACACCTGCTCCAAGAAAGAAGCAATAAGGTCTTCGCCTTTCTCTCCATATGCCAAATCATTAATGAAGTTGAATCGTAAAGAAGAAATATCAAAGCCGCGATTTGCCATCGTCGTCGCCGTTTTCGCTTGTTTCTGGCAATTTGGCTTGCACGTAACTAACCGGCATCAAGTTGGTCGAGGCGTTGTGGAACAGGCACGGCTCCGATATCACCATCGCTTTGACCAGGTCGTTGGGCTGTATGTTCAGGTTGTCCGATTTTTTCAAAAGTTTGCTCATGTCGACAATCGACATCAAAGCGTGAACGTCCAAACTCATGTTATCTACCCCCTGAATCCACAATGGCGTTGATGATTTTTTTGAGACGAATAATTTCTTTTTTCAATCGGTCCACCTCGTCGGACGGGTCGTCTGCCGCCTTCTTGCACGGCCACAGTTTGTCGGCCGAATTCCGCGGGAAAAAATACTTCAAGGTCTGATGTCTTTTTATCCTGTAGACGCCCTCGATTTGTCCGTTGTGAATCGCGCGCCTGATGGTATCCGTCGACACGTCATATTCCGTAGCCGCTTGGATGATTGAGATGTCGGTCGTGTCCCTTGGTTCGAGAAGGACCTCGTAGTCGACCTCGACTCTCAGCATAAGCGCCCCTTCCTTGTGCTCGTCGTGCACGGTTCCATCAGCATACAGAGAACCGTATTGGGGCATTACCCCCAATTTGTCTTTTTTTGAAAGATTGCATCTCGCGCACGATTTGACCAGATTGAACGGGTCTTTGTTACTCCCGGCGTACCTGGACCGGGGTATGACGTGGTCGATGTGCCAATTATTGCCGTCCGGGTCGTTGCGGCCCGAGCCCGTCCTCAGGCAGTAGGCGCAAACCTCGACCGACTTCAGCCCGCCCTTCAAAGTTTGCCCTCGAACTCGTCGCCAATCCTGACCCGCACCAGCCTGTACATATGCCGCTCGAGCCAGCCGATTCTGTCCCTGAGGGGTTTGTCGTTTTTTTCCAGCCGCTCAATCCTGTTTTTCAAATCACGCGTCATAAAAAGCACTAGGAAAAAGTCGGCGGCCAGACCCACAAAGAGGCCGATAGCAAACCAGATTACGGTTTCCATTGCATCCCCGTTCTTAATTGCTTAATTTTATAAGTATCCAAACCTGAAGACATAAAACAATTATCGGAACAACTGTTCTAACAAATTCCATCGTATGGTTGTATTCGTCCATTTTTTGCTCGAACCGATTTCGATTTTTAAGGCGGTCGTTGTACGCAGGCATCAATTTAATTGCCTCACTTTCAATACGTTTGCATCTTCTTCAATCAAATCAGTGAGCAAGGCAACGGCCCAATCGCAAAATTCTTTCACCGACATGTCGGTCGAACAGGAAACAGTGAAAAGGTGCTGTAAATTTATCCTGTTGTTAATAAAATCGCCACGAAATATCTGGGCTTTGTCCATTCCGGACCATTTACAAGTCCAAATATCCCGGCCATGACCAACTGTGTCAATCGAAACTTCGTGGCTATCTATAATGCGCATAACAATCCCTTTTTTAATTAAATTTATCTAAACTCGTTTCCACCACCGCAAACGTTCCTCTAATAAGGGCCAGTCTAGTATCTTCAATTGGTTCCTATGTACCAACCTGGTGTCGTCCGGTGAATAATGGGCGGGTTCGCCGATGGCCCAGCCCTTGTCGTAGTCGATTTGGCCCCATATCTCCACCTGCCTTAATTCGGGCATGATTGCTTTGGCCACAAAAAGAATCAGCCCCTTACCTAAATCCCGTTTGCGAACAGCCGCCGTTTCTCCGGTCCTGACCCGCCGCACCTCTATATTTTCGCCCACGTCGCTTATCTTGTTTTTGTAGACGTTGTGCAGGTCCGCTGCCCAAACGTGGCCGGACCAATAGTTGTTGGTTGCCTTCGCCACAGCCAGTTCGCAGACAGCGGCGGCGACTTGCGCCGTCCGGTCGTCTTCCATCAGTTCTTTTTTGTAATACGGAGCGTCTTTTTTGCGCCAATTTTCGATGTATCGGCGGGTGCCAACATGGGAGGCCCACTCGTATTCGAACGGCTCTAGTTGAACATTAAACGAGTCTACGTGGTCATTTTTTGCTAGATGTTTTGCGTACGTCATTACCTCAGTCTAGTGTTGCACTTCAAACAAAACTCGGACCAGGGGTAATACCGACGCTGGTTAACCGGGTGACTGCATTCAAGTAATTCTTTGGCTCGAGAATTTAAAGTATCCCGAATAAACTGAGATAGATTTATCCCTTCTTTTTCGGCGGCAAGTTTCCACTTACTGCGCTCTGTATCCGTAGTTCTTATCAAAACCTGTTTATCGGCAGGGCCATCGTCGTCTTTGGAAATTGTCTTAACCGTCGGATTTAGGTTCTCCGTCACCTTGTCTATCGCCGACTTCAAGTTGTCTTGTTCGTCCATCATCAACCACCTCAGCATCGATAATAGTTGAACGACCGAGCATCTGGTTGACAGTTTCCTCCGGCAAAACCCCAGAAGTAGCCATTATTTCAAGCAATTTTTTGGCTTCAGACTCCGGGTCGAATTTATAAATTTCTTTCTTGATACCCGCCTGTCCAGCAAGCGTAGCCCTGATTGGCGACGCCACGGCACCGCTGGATATCTCGGCTTGAATATTGACCCTAGTTTGGTCCATACCAAGCAGTTTTGAGCGTCTATCGCTTATTGCCAATACCTGTTGCACTGCCTTCATATCAGGCTCGATTTGAACCTCGGTGCCGTCGTCCATAGTCACCTTTCTATGTTGCGTAAGTGGCCATAGCGCCGCCTGTAATGAATCCAAACGCTCCAATTCCATTCGTAAAACATCTAAATAAACCAGCCCGTCTTCTTTGTTGAGTTTTTCCAACTGTCGATTAACCGCGTTGGAAACAACCTTCGTGGAAACACCAAACCTTTTTGCAATTTCGCTTATCGCCACGCCGGCCTGACGCATTTTAAAAATACGAGAGTCACGCTCCGCTAAAAATTCTTTGGTCATTGGTGTGTTGTTGCTCATATTTTTATGTGTGTATTATTGGCGCCCAGTCCACAACCTCAAATGGAAAACGTTTTCCTCTTCTAATTCTAGTTGGCCATTGACGTTCCTCGCGGGCACCCCTGAAATGTCTAATGTCATAATGAAAAGCCATACCCGTTGCATCGGGCTGTAGCGAAATACCAAACTCCGGCCAACGTGACCACACAGCGGAACCAAAAGGTCGAAGTTCTCGGGTTGTCATCGAATTGCCCAATGGTGCGTGGTGTTCTAGCCACATTGCACACTGAAAAGTATCTCGCACTACATCCAAATATCTTGCGACCTCGATTGCAACGGCTTCGCTTGTTCGGCCACCCGGGTCGATAAAAGATTTGTAAAGCGGACCCATAATCAAAATTGTGGGCTGGATACGTTCCATCATCTCCTCAAGGACGGCCCTATCCTCGACTCGCAATAAATTTAGGCCCTGTGGCTTTATTAAAAGATGTGCCTGTGGATTTTTGTTTCCAGAGACAGAAAATGCCGCATTGTAAATCGAACGCGACGTTCGTCTTATGATTCTTTCGGGATTTTCCAAATCAACAGACAGAGTTATCTGTGGTTTAATTTTTTGAAAAGAAAATGGATGAAGGCCCATGCTGACACAAATAGCCACCTGTCTGGAAAGCATTGTTTTCCCCACACCCTCAGCGGCAACAACAATTACTCGCTCAGTTCTTTCAAGAAGGCCGGGTATCAGCCAATCGAACGCATCATCCTGACTTTCGTTGACAAAATCACGCCAAGACACAAGGCGACCAGAATCAACCAATTTTGTACTTGAATTACGGGCAATGAGCAGTTGTGTTCTCGACAATTTTTGGCTTTCGGACATGTCGTTACGCTCGAGAATTTCATAAATTTCGCTTATCGTGCGCGTTTCCGTCGATTCAATTGTTGGGGTGCTTTTCTCCGGCTGATTTTCGATAGTTCCCAAGTCGACCTGGTTAAGTTCTTCAATTGAGCCACCGTTTTGTATATGGTCGGTGATGTCTTTGCCTTTGGCACAAATCCATACCTGGGCATCACAACCGGCATCGGTCAATTCTTCGTAAACATTTTTCGCATGCCTCAAACCCGCGTCATCATTATCCGCAATTATTTCGACGACCGCGCCAGCAAGCGACTCGGTATGAATAGGCAGCCACGTGCCGGCACCATTTGGCATGGTGGTTGCACAAATGCCCATTTTGGTCAGGGTGTCTACGTCTTTCTCGCCTTCAACCACCCAAATGGGGGCACCTTCTTTTTTTGCCTGCAAAACTTTCGGCAGATTATAAAGCACCCGGGGGGTGTCGCCCAGTCTGTATTCCCAGCCACCATTTTGATTGGGTTTTCTTTGCCTGAATTCTTTTTTATTAGTCTCATAATCGATATATCGAAGTTTTTCGAAAAGCAATGTGCCCTTTTCGTCAAAATACTGATATTTCGCTACTAAGTTAAGTTTTTTCTGCGTTTTAGGTGGATAAAGGTCAGACATTTGAATTCCCATTGCTTCGCATGCCTGTTTTGTGTCACATCTTCCGGCATGGCAGTAAACGACGACTTTACCACCTTCGCCCTGAGATACCGAAAACGATGGATTGTGGTCGTCGTTTCGACAGGGACATTTTGCTTGGAATCCACCCGAAACCCTTACAACGCCCTGCAGTCGGTTTAAAACGTTTTGTAATTGGGGTGAAATCGATATTTCAGCCATTTTTAATTAGGCGTTTGGCAACCGCTTTACTTTTTTGATAATACTCGTCTTGGTGCGGCGCCATGCTCGGCGTCATAAAATTAAGTCTGGTTTTGCGAGCAAACCGATTCATTTGCACTTCGCGCAAGCACTCTATATTCAATTTGTAACGCAAATAGACACGTTCGATTTCGGTGGTTCCACCCCAAATTCCGAAAGGTTCAGCCTTCAGGGCGTATTCCAAACAGGTTTCTTGAATTTTACATCCCATGCAGATGTCAATGGCCTCACGAATAGTGCTCTCATGTTTTATTTTTGCCAAACGCGAATAGTTTTCAAGTTCTGGAAAAAATTGCTTTTTGGGAAAGGACTTGCATGCCGCATCGGAAAAATCAGGAAAATCAACGTCGATTATTTTGGTTTCAAAATCGACCGGGCTTTTTGGGATGCGACTAGGTTTTTGGGTATTAAGGAGTTGTTTATCTTTTAAATGTCGCCGAACCCGTTCCTGGCCAACCATTAGTATTGAGGCGATACTGTGAACTGAGTGATTTTCTCGATGTAGTTTTTCGATTAGAAATTTTTGGTCTTCATCGAAGATTTTGCGAAGTCCCTTTTTGCTATTCATAAACACCCCTCCTTTTGAAAATTATCTTATGAGTCTATTTATATTCGGTTCCGAAAGAAACACCACGGCACCGGAAATTTTTTGCTCCCCAAATTTATCGACCACGGAAATTTCGATTTGCTCCAAAGATACACCAAGGGTGTGTGCTAGTTGCGCTTTAATTTTTGCGATTTCTACTTCGGTATGTTGCAGGTCGGGTTCTATTGTCTTTGCCGGTGACGCCAACGCCCTAATTTCTAATTCTTTTGCCCTTGAACGCAAACACCACGCACATGCAAGAGAATTCGAGGTAGCGGCCCGCGACCGCCTTTCAACGTGCCCGCATTCTAAAAAATGCTCGTATACGACATTGCCCCAACTACCCACACGACGTATCTCCGTTATTTTACGACGTGGTGCGCGGCGATGTTCTGTTGTCATTTAATTATGTTGCCTCCTTGGGGGAACCATAAAGATTTTCATAAATTATTTTTTGTTGTGGCAACCAGCCATCATTTTCAAACTCACTAGCCAGCGTTTTATAACGCCCTTGTTTGAACATCCGCGTTCCCGGTTTCCCCGTTTTCTCACAAATTGTCTGGGAAAGCAATTCATATTTTGATACAATTTGGAAAATTTCATATTCGGCCATATCGCCGAGTTTGGTGTCAAAATAATAACGAAGACTGCCAAATTTTTCTTTAATTTCATAAATCTTATAATTTGGGTCAATTTTGAGTATTTCCAGGTGGCATTCAGCCACCAAATTGTGCCACCCCTCTTCGCAGGCTATGGTTTTGGCGTACAAAGGGTCAATTTTTTTCTTAATCTCTTCGAAAATTTCGGGGATATTTGGGAGCCCTTTGTCCATATTGGCTAAACCTCCTTGCTTTCACGGGCTTCACATTCCCAGCCCAGCGCCGCATAGCCCACGGCGTCTTTCCAATGGTCTTTTTCGTTTGACGTCCATGTCAATCGAGCGGTTTTTAGCAACATCATCATGGCTGCTACGTCGTGGGGAAAAATTTTAAGGCTGCCGCGGCGCGCCAAAATCCGTAAAAGATAGGTCTGCCAAAAAGCAGCAGTTGTTGTAAAATCTTCTAAGGGGTCGCCGTAATCAAGGTTTCTTTTGCCATTGATGATGGCTTCTGTTTCCGCCAAAATTTCGCCACGGATATTCTTGTTTGCCATGGCGCCATGCTAGCCGTAAAAGGTATTTTTGATTGTTAGGGTTTGTTCTTGTCGCACCGATGTGCGTATTGTGGGCCCCACTGGCATGGGTCCCAGGGGGCCCATCCCGAATTTTCGTATAAAAGGTATCCGACCCGAAGATTGACGAGTGGGTCGAGCAGTGGCTTTTGGGTGCAAATATTCATTTTCAAGCAAGCAAGGGCCCACTTATTGCGCTTCGTGTCGTAGTTGACTCCATTGATTTGAAGTAGGCCCGAATCAGAGCGGTGGTTCCATTCGGACACCCCTATAATGACGCAATTCTTGTTGACCACGTCGCCGCCGCGGCGGTTCGGGCAGCCACCCGACTCGCGCAAGATAATTTGGGCCAACTCGTCGTGGGTATGGGTTGGCCAGTTGGCCAAAGTGGCAAGTTGCGGAAGCCACGAAACGTCACCCCATGAAAATATTATGTTTTTGTAAGTGGGCGCCCCTTCTTCAGCCCTCAATAAACTGCGTGTTGCGATTGTTGTTTTGGTCGTCGGTTGAGAAACGTTCGACATTGCCGGGTTTGGGTCTTTGGGCACTATCTGGGCGCTGGCAGGTATTTGGATACCCAACACCAGAAGTAAACTAGATAAAATCCAACCGTAAAAAACTTTCAATGTTTCAATCCTTTGTTCGGTGGGTCAAAGATACGACAAGTAATAGGGCAAGCCGTTTTAGATATGGTTCTATGTTACTTCGTTACGGTTCTATTTTACCAGAATTGCGGCGTTTTCGATGTTTAAGGTGAAAATGTTTAGTTATTTCATCTCCATCAATAATAATTTCAGGTATTAAATCGCTTATTTCATAAAGAACATCTATAACATCTAAAACATTAACTTTTTCTTCATTTTCTAAATTTAAAACTAATAAATCTGCAATTAGTTCATCTATAAAATCATAAACATTTAAAGTTTTATTATTGTTTGTCATAAGACTAGACTACCTTCAAATATGCTGAGTTGCTACCGTCTTTTGGTTAAATTTATCCGATATAGTGGGTGCATATGCCACATGGAATAGAAATTAATAAAGACGGGCAAGCCCGAATGGCTTTTGCAAATAGGCAAGCGCCTTGGCACCGACTTGGTATTGCCATGTCTGGTCTACAAACCGCTGCAGATATGTTAAAGGCCGCCCAAGCCGATTTCGATGTTGTGCTGGCTGAAGTGGCGGCGGTTGATTCTAATGGCGAAATTTTAAGAAACCCTGATGGTTCTTTAGTAAAAATTACCGATTCACGAGCAACACTTCGAGTAAATGACGACGGTACTTTTGATGGCCTATCCACTGTTGGTACCCGCTTTACGATTCAACAAAATTGCGAAGTCATGGATAGAGCGATGGATGTTGTTGGCGTCGCTGACGGAGACGCTGTCGTTGATACTTGTGGCGTTCTTGACGGGGGTAGGGAGTTTTTTGCGTGTATTGATTTAGGTTCATTGATTATTGACCCGCTTGGTGTTAATGATTCAATCCAGCGTTATTTGTTGGTTCGCAACGGACATAATGGCAAGACTCCGGTCACATTCGCCAATACGGGCATTAGGGCTGTATGTAAAAATACAGTGGTTGCCGGTCTTTCTACAGCAAAAAGTATTTTTACCGCTCGCCACACGCGCAACGCTGATAACGCAATGGAGGAGGCACGCGCCATTTTGGGTATGTCAGTTGAGTGGGCAAAAGCATTTACCGCTGCTGCTGAAGATTTGTTAAAAATTGAAGTAAATCAAGTTAAAATTGACCGTACGTTACAAAATTTGTTTCCCATTAAGACCAACGAGACCGAACGTCAAAAAAAGAATCGCGAAGAAACGTGGTCAATGGTCAAGGGTTTATATATTAATTTCAATAATGCTGGTAGTTTTGGCAACAATGGATGGTCTTTGCTTAATTCAGTCGGCGAATATCTTGACCATTACAGAGATGCGAATTCTATAGATAAGGCAAATGCGTCAATGAGTACTTACTCGTGGGTTACCAAAACAAAAAAACAAGCCGAATCATTTATCCTGTCACTTGTTTAATCCTATTTGGTGCCATAATGTTCCTGGGGAAACCCAGATGAGGAAACATTATGTCGGATACGTCAAATGAAAATGAAGATTTTCGTGACAAAGAATCTTTTAATGAGCATTATGACAAAGGTGAAATAATGGGGTTTTTGGCTGAGTTTGTAAAAGATGGTCGCCATGCCGAAAAAATGTTCCGTGAAAATTTTTGTGAACTCGTTGTTAACAAGGTGTTTTATGATTTTGGTTATGAAGGCCTTTGCAATTTAATGATTCATATCGATACCCGAGCAAAATGGATTTCTGATATTTTGATTGAAAACTCTGACTTTGATGACATTCTTTTCAAAAAATACGGCATATATGATTCCGATGTGTGCGATAAGGCGCGTGATACGGAAGCCATGATGGAGATGAATAGCAAAATATGGCGCCTTAGAAAGAAATATGCTCCAGTGATTGTTGATGAAATTATGCTGAAATCAGGCGAATAATTACATGTCTTATTCACAAAACGCAGAAACCATTGAATCAATGGAGGCGTTGTTGAAACACGTGGCTGAATTAAACAGCAAATTACGCGAAAACGGGGTCCTTAACGGGCGCGGTAAACAGTGGCTCGACGCCAATATTCCCAATTGGAAGTCCTCGGTCGATGGCCGGGTGGAGGTTAGCGATACGAGATTTGGCTTCCCCAAGGTTTTCCCGAGATTTAGGCAGGACCCCGAACTCTTTAATCGCCCCCAAAATTAGGCCAGCGGGACATTAAAACCTCGTACCACAAATACCTTATTTGCCAGGTTGTTTTTTGGCGGTTTCAAAGATAGGGTGTTTTGCCTAATTATTAAAGGATTAATTATTTATGACAAATTTTAGCGATTTAAAACGCGACGGCGTAATATCTCGGGGTCGAAAGGCTCAAAATAAGCCAAAATCAAACACCGATAAGTACCGGATTCGGGCTGAGGCTCGACGCAGGGCATCGTTGGTTTTACAACATAACCACCGGGAAGAGTTTGAGTTGCTTGTCCAGCAAGAACTAAATGGGCTGATTTCGGCCTAAATGGGCTAGTTTTGGCGGCTAAAAAAAATATTCTAAATAGGTTGTTTTCTACAACTAGCGACAGTAGAGTATAAGAACTATGAAAAATAAAACCTCAATATCACCAGAAATAACGGCTTCAGTAGAACTTATTACTCCAGCCGTAGCAAAAAAAATGCTCGATGGGAACATGAACAATCGCAAGTTGCGCAAGTTCCGTGTCGCTCAATATGCCGATGCCATGAGGCGAGGTATGTGGGACATCCAAAACGACGCAATCACCATCTCCCAGTCAGGCAAATTGTTGAACGGTCAACACCGTTTGACAGCCATTGTCGAAGCAGACCAAGCATGCCAATGCCTCGTTTTGCGCGGAGTAGATGAAAGCGCTTACGCAGTTATTGACTCCGGCCTTGCCCGTACGGTCAATGATTCGTTGCACGCGGCTGGGCTGGGTCTCAATTCCACCCACATGTCGCCGATGGCCAAAACCTTGATTGCCATGGATGCTGGTTTGAGCATTTATGACACCAACGCTCTTGCCTTGGTACAACGCCGAGATGTTGTTGAGTATGTAGAAGCCAACAACGAAATGTTGACTTGGGCTTTGCATCTTGCGCGAAGAGTAGACCTCGCAGTTGGCGGAATTCGTCATGCATGGGGCGTATTCGCAATGCTCGCGGCTCAAAAACATAGCAGAGAAAAAGTTGAAGAATTCGTGACCCTGGTTATCGATGGCGTCGGCCTCAAGCCAGGCGACTCACCGCTTGCTTTGCGGAATTGGATTTCCCGTCAAAGGGGTTCTTGGCACCGCGCCGCTAGCAAAAACAACATCGCCATTTATATCACATCATTCAACAGGTGGCTAACGGGTGAAAAGGTTTCGGTTGTACGCCCATCCGGCGAAACCTGGGATACTTTCCCCCAAATTGTTGACTAAGACTGACTTCGTTTCACTCGATGAAACGAGTTGGGGTCAAGAGTAATTGAATTGACAAGTTCGGTCACGTCGGGTTGTTGCATGCGACGAGCCAGTTTTTCACCAACTAGGTTCGTTGCAAGCAAATTTACAGGACTTTTACTTTTCTTCTTCAACTGATTTTAAACCAATTCTTCGTTTTTGCCCAAAAACTTTTTTTGGCTTGAACTTCGTTCGGTGTTTCAGCAAGCAAGGTCTTTACTTCGTCCGGTTCGGGAATATCGATTTCGATTTTCTCGATTTTTGGACGTGGCTTTTTTGAACGTGGCTTTTTTGGGGCCGATGCCGATTTTGATTTCGGCGCCGTTTTCTTTTTTACAGATTTTTTGTTTTTGCTCATAACAGGAGACCCTAGTACATTATCCCTCACCCATCTTGCAACTATTGTAATGTGCCTACATGGATACGTACGACAACCCTTTTTCAAAGATTGCCTTGACACTCACGGCAACTCAAGTCGCCAAAAATATGATTACCAAGGCCGAAGGGGTGGGCGAAGACCTTTCTTTTAACTTTTTTGCTTGGCGGGGAGATATCCCCATTTTGTGTGTTCAACTCGAATCAAAATACATGAAAGAACCTCACGAAAAAAGATTTTATAGATGTAAAGATTTGATAGATATTTTGAGATTCAAAGTAAACGTAACGTCTTTGACGTTTATATGCGAAGGATATGTGGCTCCAATTCCCCAGCAGAAAGAACTTTCTATTGCTTTTATCGAACCATACTCAGGGGTAAAGGAGTGTCTGACCGTAATTCATTGTGAAGAAAATTCTTATGGGCCGGCTGATATGTATTTGTTTTCTATGCCTTATTCCTATGGTCTGGGTAAGCACGTTATTTGGGGTAATTTGATGGAATTTTCGCAAAACGCTATTGATACCATCAAAAATTATAAATATCCAATGATGATGCGAAATGCCTTTAGCCACAAAATTGATAAAAACAATACCGACCCAGGGGTTGACGATTTGGTCTTGGGCAAAATTGTAGATTGCGGATTTTTAATACAGCAGTTTTAGAACCCCAAGTCATCCTTTGGTTTTTTAAAAAGGGACATATAATTGTTTATGGTTTTCTATAAGAATGATTTCCTTCGGTCTTATACAATTGGTGATAACATAAAAGTATCGCCAGCCGATAGACAGCCCTGCCCGGTCTGCGGTCACCCTACCGGTGATTGTATTGGCGACTCAGGTAAACCAAATCATATCATTGGGTTTGGTACTGACCAACCCAATCCCGAGGCACAACAATTTTTGGTTGAAGAAGATGTGTTTGTCGAGCGGCAATTAACCCCAACCGTAAAAACCAAGATTCTTGTCGTGCCTGCGGGTAAAATAATTTCTGTGGCAGAAGCCCAAAAATTAGGATTAATTTAGACTCTTTCTGTATTTTGGGCTGTGCTACCCTAGAAAACCTTCAATATTTTTACGGGGGAAATGATGCTAGAACAATCTTTTGTCGACTCTTATGCAACAAAGCAACCACCCTGGGGTTTTGGCGGTCTCGGCGAGATAGTTTTCTTGCGCACCTATAGCCGCAAAAAAGAAAATGGCAACAACGAAACGTGGCCAGAGACCCTACAAAGGGTTATTAACGGCGCCATTGATGTCGGCGTACCTTTGACAAAAAGGGAAGCAGAAACGCTTTTTGACCACTGCTTTAATCTGCGATGCTCGTTTTCGGGTCGCTCTTTGTGGCAGATGGGCACCCCTCTTGTAAAAAATTTTAATGCCACATCTTTGAATAATTGTTATTTTACCAATATCGAAAAAATTAAAGATTTTGAGATGCTCTTTGAATATTTAATGCTTGGTGGCGGCGTAGGTTTTTCGGTCGAGCGAGCGAAGATTCACGATTTGCCCAAAGTAAAAGGCGGTGTAAAAATTTCTCACGAACGTAGCAACGATGCTGACATTATTGTTCCTGATTCGCGCCATGGCTGGAAACGCCTACTTCACGCCGTTCTTAAATCATATTTTGATACCGGAGCCTCTTTTACGTATTCAACAATTTTAGTCCGTGAATACGGTGCACCGCTAAAGACATTTGGCGGCACCGCGAGTGGACCCGGTGCGCTCATAGAGGGTGTTGTAGATATTTGCAAAGTGATGGATAATCGAGTCGGTAAAAAATTGCGTTCAGTAGATGTGCTTGACATTTGCAATATTATTGGGCGGATTGTTATTTCTGGGTCATCGCGTCGCTCTGCGCAAATTGCGATAGGCGACCCAGACGATGTGTTGTTTATTCGCGCCAAGAACTGGTCATCAGGGTCTATCCCTGGATGGCGGGCGAACAGCAATAATAGTATTTACGCAGACTCTTACGATGAGATTATGCCCGAACTATGGAAAGGTTATGATGGTTCTGGTGAGCCGTATGGTTTCGTAAATCGAAAATTGGCACGTAAATATGGTCGCCTGGGGGAGTCAAAAACCGATTCGTCAATTGAGGGTTTCAATCCGTGCGCTGAAATAGGTCTTGCCGACGGGGAATCGTGCAACCTGGCGACAATTTTTTTACCAAACGTTGAATCCAAAAAACAACTAAACGAAATTTCCATTCTTTTGTACAAAGTGCAAAAACATATCACGACGATGTCATACCCGTATGAAAAAACAACGGACATTGTGCAAAAAAATTCCCGTCTCGGTCAGTCGATTACGGGCATTTTGCAATGTTCAGATGAACAAATATCTTGGCTGGACCATACCTACAAGCACCTTGAAGATTTTGATATCCAATGGAGCAAGGAACATGGTTTGCCAAAATCGGTGCGACTTACTACTGTTCAGCCCTCGGGAACGCTGAGTCTTTTGCCCGGCGTAACACCAGGAATCCACCCTGCATATGCGCGCTTCTATATACGCCGCGTTCGTTTTGGTTCGTCCGACCCGCTTGTTGATGCTTGTCGTAAACGCGGGTACAGGGTGCAATGGGATATTGGTCTTGATGGGCGGGAAGACCATACACGATATGTGGTCGATTTCCCCTGTGGGTCGCCCAATAACGCTATTTTGGCCAACGAAATGACTGCAGTTCAACAATTGGAGTGGGTAAAGAAAATGCAAGCAACATGGGCCGATAACGCCGTATCGGTGACCGTTTACTACAAATTGGAAGAATTACAAGAAATCAAGGATTGGCTATCAAAAAATTACGACTCATCCGTTAAGTCTGTCTCGTTTCTTCTGCATACGAACCATAATTTCCCCCTTCCTCCGTACGAGGAAATTTCCGAGGATGACTATTGCAAGGCAATAGCCAAAATTGACCTTTCATATCCACTAGTCCATGCGTCATTTGACGGCGAGTTGCCTTTAGATGATTGTGCGGCTGGGGTTTGCCCTGTTAAATAAAAGTTTTATGGCCCGCAGTAAAGTGATTGCCCATGAACCGACAAATAACCCTTACAAAAAATATTGATATTGGTTATATACCGCCGACCCCGATAACAAAATATTTCAATTGTTCCTACTTGGCAGAAGTGGGTCAGAAACTAATTGCGCAAGCAAGCAGATACGGGTTTCCAATTAGTTATGCCCAGGAGCAAGATGGAAAATTAATTCAAAATATTTTCCCAATAAAAAAAACTGAAACATTACAAATATCAACGTCATCAAAAATCGAATTAGGCCTACATACAGAGGCGGCGTTTCATCCATACAAGCCATCGGCGGTTCTTCTGTTGTGCCTTCGCGGCGACACAAATGCCATAACTACCTATGCTTATGTTGATGAAATTATCAAGCATTTAACCCAGTCAACAATTAAAACCCTAAGTCAACCGTGGTATCTTACTTCTATTGACGAAAGTTTCCGCCAAAACGGTGAGCCAGATTTTGAAATCCCATGTTCTATTTTAAGAACGATACTTGTTTATCAACGGCCGGTTTATGAATTGACATACGACGAAGTTGCAATGAAGGCCATAAATAATCAAGCGGGGGATGCATTAGAAGAATTTAAAAATGCTGTCAAAAAATCAGTACATGAAATTATTTTAGAGCCTGGTGACTTATTGGTTTTTAATAATAAGACGACAGTTCATGGTCGACGTTTATTCGAAGCCAAATACGACGGAACAGATAGGTGGCTTCAAAGAATTTTGGCGATTGATTCTGCTGTTCCAAGACAGCATAAAGTGGGTCATACAATCGTGACAAAATTCGGCACAAAAATTACGGCTCGATGAATATGCACTCGCCCGGACATTCCTCCGCGGCTTCTATTACGTCATCCAGCCTGTCGTCGGCGAAAGAAGCGGTGCCAGCGGCGCCTTCTGGGTTGCCGCGCGCTTTCGAAAATATCTTGCCATTCTCCTGAACGTACGCCAATCCATCCTCCAGCATGATGAACACATCGGGGGCGATTTCCACGCATAGTCCATCGCCAGTACATAAATCTTGGTCAATCCAGACTTTCATCTTCCCAGTACCATCTGTTTGTAATTTCTGGGTCGTATACGTATTCCTGTAGGTTTTCTGGGTCGTATGCGTTCGGCTCAGTCATTGCCTGAGCCTCGCCATGCATTCTGCCTTCATGATGTTCAAATCACTGATGCAGACTCGTTTTGCATTGTAAATTGTTTTATTTCTGCCCACCTAATGTCGTATTTTGATGCAAACAAATCAAACTCTGACGAAAGTTTATTACCTAAACCTTTGCCGCAAAGTTCAGAAATAAATTCACGAAATGATTCAGAGTTTGTTTTAAATACGGAAGATAAACCAGTAACTGGATTTTTAATCCGAACATACTCTGCATTTATCATTGGCTGCATCAACGTATAGTTTGAGTTACAGGCACCTTGAAGAAGCAACTCTTCAGTTGTTTTTGTTTCTTCGCGTTTCTTTTTTTTAGATAATCCAGGCATATTTATTCTTCGTCATCTGGGTCATCATCCAATAAGTCCAAGTCGGTCGGTTCGTCCTTATGGTTACGACCCGTCGAAATCATAATCCCGGCGAGCGTGCCCGTGATGAAGGTCGCGACGCTGGACAGCACGCTGAAGAACATCTTGTCGTTCTCCGCCTGCGCGCCTATCGGTTGGGTCACGAAGACCAGCGCGTAGAGGACGCCCACGG